GTCCGGGTGCGCTGGGGGCTGTGGTCTCCACCGGCGGGGTATATGGGGCGAGCCGGGGGTGGGGCAGGTGAGTCCCGTCACCACCGAAAAAATAAAAAAGACCCACCCCACCTTCACAAATCAAAACCCATCCGATTGTGCAAGTCTCCAAATTTTCCGAAAAATACAAAAAGGTCCCTTTCGGAACCTAGATTGTGCTATAATCAGCTAAAGGCAACACGCCAAAGAAAGGAAGAATCAAAAATGAGAAAGAGAATCATTGCGGCGGCTCTGGCAGCGGCTATGATGCTTGCTATGCCTATTAGCGCAATGGCAACTGCAAAGCCTGATGAATGGTCTGCTCCTATTGAGCTGGAAGAGATCAATGCAACGCAGGTACAACCCATAACAATCAAAGAATCCCATAGCCATCTTGAAACAAAGTACGAATACGGTAAAACGAGATACTATGTATTCTACGCTGTATTGGTTGAAAATCCCAACACCGATTGGGCGGTCGATTTTGTTTCGCTGAATGTCACGGTATACGGCGAAGATGGCTCCGTCTTAAAGACCGGTTCTGAAACGCTGGACTGGGTTGGCGAAGGTGATTCTTATTGGTATGGCGATTATATCGCTTTTGACTCTGATGGCGTTAAGCCGACAAGAATTGAGTATACGACAAGCGCAGAGGACTGGAACGTTCACGAAGCAAGTCCTGCCAATCAGATTGTCCGTGCTGGTGAACTGGCCGTCACGAATGTTTCTAAGCGTGGCTCTGGCTACGATTTGCGATTCACTGGACAGGTTACGAACAACAGCCAGTTTACAAGCAACGCGGTTAAGGTGGTCGTTCTTTACAAGATGAAAGACGCAGACGGTAACGAGTTCCCTGTTGGCGGCGAGTATACTTACATCATGGACGGCCTTGCTTCGGGCCAAACAGCATCATTTGAGCTTCATCCGTTGAGTGGATTTACTGGTTATAGCTCTTATGAAGTGGTTGCCATTCAAGATTAACGCATAACACAAAAAGCCAGCGGCTAGATGTTCTCTAACCACTGGCTTTTCTTATAGGCTGTTTACTTCACGATTTCAGCGTGATAGGGATGATACTCAACATTGGGCAAGGGCATCCAATACTTCACATCGTGCATGATGCACTTGTTGTCCCGGAGCAGAACCGGCTCGATCTCGCCGTTTTCGTCCGGTTCAAAGGAAAGCTGACCGCTATCGACAACCTTTCCGTCACAAGCGATAACAGGCTCGTGGACGCACTCGCCGTAGTCAACGGTGCGCCAGAGTTTCAGCATGGTCTCGAAAGCGTAGTTGAGGTATTCCCCCATATCCTGAATCTTATCTGCGGTAAGCATAGTTGTTCTCCTTTCACATGGGCATCTGGGTCTGGCCGTTCGTGACCTGAACCAACATAACGGAGTTCGCACACGGTCTCCACTTCTTGATGTACTCGACAGCTTCATCAAACCTCTTCTTCGGCACGTTATTTCTGCTGTTTACATTGAACCAGTCCTGAATGTCCCGGTTGCATTCCATGAACAACTTCTGAGAGACGCTACGGCTCTTGTAGGCCGGGCTATCCATGCCGCCAAGAGCGTTGATGACCACCGTGTTCACGACACGCTTCAACACACGCTGCTGGTTGTAGTCGATGGTCATAGTATTCTCAAGAGCGGAAATACGCTGCTCCTGTTTCATGGTGCGCTGGTCAATCACAAGGATTGCTTGCAGTTCCTTAGAAAGCCCTGCGAACTGGTTGACGGACACGTTTTTCTCAAGGTCAATCAGCTTCTGGCGAATCTCCATACCCTCAGGTGTCCGCTGAATCATTGCAATGTGCTTTGCCATGTCCAGAGCGATAACGTGCTCTGTACGAGTAGTATACGGATTTTTCGGATTATTGGTTGCGCATTTTTGAGCGACCAATGAATAGTCCGTACCTTCGACAAAACCATACTCGCACATACGAGGGAACCAGTCTTTGTATGCGGTCTTGATTTTGAGCCGCTCGTGCAGCTCCCGACCCAGCACTACCTTTTCGCCAGTGTCAGTGTCATACACAGGGATAACATCTTCGGAGAAGATTCGGATGGTTTCAAGATTATTATTCATAGAAATTTGACCTTTCTATCTTGCGAGAGCAAGCCATCTCTGGTATAATAACCCAAAGAGGGTCTATACTCTCTGAGTGTGTATGATACGCTTGCTGCGGCTGGTAACTTTAGCGAGCGTATCATTTTTCGTTTTCATTAGTTGAATCCATCGGATGCAGCGTAAAGAACGCTTCACGGAACGCAGCAGAAATGGAGACCCGGTTCTTGATGCAGTATTCCTGCAAGCTTGCAAACTGCCGCTCCGTCACGCTGATGGTAACGGTGTGACCGTAACGCTCTGCGTAAGGACTACTCATACACATTCACCCCCTTTCGTTTTGCTGTGCAATAAGTGTAACTGCAAAATATCTGAATGTCAATCAAAAATACACTAGATATTGTGTTCACTAGTGTTGACATCAGACTTTGCAGTTCTTGGTGGCTGCTCCCGCTTCGTACCCTGCCCGGTAGTTCAGTTCGGACAGCTTACCCAGCGCTTCTGCGTACTCCCTGTCCTCGCTGGTCGGCTCTTTGCCGTGGGCGAGTGTTTTCAGAAATTCTTCGGTTGTCGTGGGAAAGTTCATGTTTTTTGCTCCTAACTCTTGCGGAGAGCAGCCCTTTTTGGTATAATAGATTCCGAAAAGGGAGACTGCCCCCTTGGTGGTTGCAGGTTCTCGTTTCGTGATGTGGATAAGCTATCAGTGGCTTCGTGGTGGTTGCGGCTGGTAGCTTATTTTTTTTTATGCCTTGATGTTCTCAACGTAGGATGCTACCCACTCGATACCCATGCGGATAACATCGACCTTTGAGATGCCCAATGCCTTTGCGCTGCTCTCCATGCTTGCGATCTGGCTCTCTGTGAGCCGAGTGCTTATCATGCGCAGCTTATCACGTTCCGAGGTTTCTGCTCGTCTTGCCAAGCCTATCACCTCGCTTTCGCTGAAACAAGTATAAAGCGTGAAAATATGCTTGTCAAGACCCAAAGTTTTACGGAAATGAAGTTTGGCAGAATTACTCCTTATTATAGAAAATTTTCTACCTGATTGTGATTAACTAAGTAAACATCCTTATACTACTCTAGTATGTATAAATACATACTAGAGTATATTTATATATAATATAAGCGCAAGCAAAGAAAGTCCAGAAATATCTTGACATCCAGAAATATCTTGATATAATAGAATCAAGAAAGGATGGCGAAGAAAAATGACGGCAAGTGAAGCGATAAAGGAAATTTTGAAATTGAAGGAATTGAACCAAGCGAAGTTAAGTGATATGCTTGACATTCCGCTTAAAACCTTGAATGAACGTCTAAGGCACAAAAACATTAGTGTCAACAAACTGGATGAAACACTAAGGGTTATGGGATACAAGATTATGGTAGTCCCTCGTGAGACAAAAGTCGAAAATGGGTTTGACATCAAGTGATGGGTGAAAAAAATGCGTTACTTCTTAGCTAGAGTGTCTAGTAAGGAGCAAAGCCTTGCAAGACAGCTTAAAATCGCACGAGATCGGTTCGACATCCCAGATGAGAATGTATTTTGTGATAAAATGACAGGCAGCAGCTTTGATCGCCCGCAATATAAACGATTGAAAGAGACTGTTAAGGCTGGGGATGAGGTCATTGTTAAGGAATTTGACCGATTCGGGCGTGACAAAGACGAAATGAAGCGAGAACTTCAATGGTTCAAAGAAAAAGGCGTGATTGTTCGCATTCTCGACATTCCGACCACGCTTATTGACTTCCAAGACCAGACGTGGGTACTGGAAATGGTAAACAACATCCTTATTGAGGTTTTGGGCGCAGTAGCTGAACAGGAACGCAAGAAAACCAAGCAACGTCAGGCAGAGGGCATAGCTGCCATGCCTATTGTTGATGGCAAGAGAGTGTCGGCCAGAACAGGCCGTAGCTTTGGCAGACAGGAAAAGCAAGTTGACGAGCAGCAGTTTGAAAGCCTATTAGAGCAACAGCAAAAAGGCAAAATTACCGTAAAAGAGTGCTGCAAGCAGCTTGGCATCGGGAAATCCACTTGGTATGAGCGTGTCGAAAGATACGCAAATAAAAATAGCGGCAGCCCAACCACAAGCCACCGCTAAGAGTACACCAAACCAATCAAAACAGGAAAAAGAATGGTGCAACCACAGTATACCATTCTTTTGGAGGAACATCAATATGAGTAAGAAACAAAAGATGGATTTATCTGAAAAGCTAGAAAATATTCATGGCGGTAATTTGATTGTTCAAGATGGAACAACAAAGCTACGTTCAATTTTTGATTTTGTGAAATACGAAGAATTGTTTGCTTTTGTTGAAGGATGCAAATTAGCAAACTCCATTCTGATTTTTGAAAATGAAGGATTGACAATTAAACCAACTGAATCAAACTTAGGGCAGAATATCCAGTTAGCTATGTATGCCAGCATTTGCGAAGATAGTACAATGGTAAAACAATATCTTGATTACATTATGAAAGTTAGCTGTAATGGCAAACGTGAGCCGACATTATATAAAGAATGACGCCACCAAACAGCTTGGCGTGACCCGCCAGACATGGTATCGGATTGCTGAACAGAACAGGTGACATTGTTCGCAACCTAGAATAAAAGCGAATGAGAAAGGAAAAGCGACATGAAAACCGTAAAATTGTCTGAGCAGAGTTTGAAACTCATTGAAACGCTGTGCGATTACACCGATAAGCCCGATATTCTCAATGCCGTCGCTGACGCTTTGTACTACGATGCGGACGAGCTGAAGCGCAGGCTCAATCAGCTTGCGGAAGAAGTTAAATAAACTGTGCAACCCATTTATTAAGATGGATTTTAGCAAATAATTTTCTGAAATGAAATTATAAAACCGAATATTTGATTTTTGTGCAGTTGTAGGCACTCTTTACATTTTCAGGTAGGGGGTGCCTATTTTTTTATGCAGCCAAAACAGTGTATCGCCATCATCGACAGCATCAAAGCGTATGCAAAGCAGAATCCGACCGAAGCACAGGTCTATGAGGACTGGTTTCAGGCGGTGGTGAACCTGAGAGATGCTCTGTCGCAAGATAAGCGGTTCGATGCCTACAAATACTCTGGTGAGCTGCGCTCTGTCTGCGCAGCCATGATGAGCAAGATGAAAACGGGCGAGGACGTGGCGAAGGTCTATGACATTATCGGCCGGACGTACCTGTTTGAAGCAAAAGATGTGTTCGACAGCTATTGCATCTACCTTGAATGGAATCGTGCGCCGGAAAAGAAGTTCTATCAGCCGAGAAGAAAGGTGTTAAGAGCCGTTGCGAACGCCCTGCAAGACCTTGCGGATGACAGACTGGACTTGCTGGCAATCTCGATGCCCCCCGGCTGTGGTAAGACGGCTCTAGCTATTTTCTATTTGACATGGCTTGCTGGAAGAAACCCAGACGAACCTATGCTCACAGGCTCTCACTCGAACAGCTTTGTTCGTGGCGTTTATGACGAGTGCTTGCGTATATTCGACAAGGACGGAGAATATCTGTGGAATGATGTTTTCCCGGACGTTGCCGTGTCGAACACCAATGCGAAGGACTGCCGCATTGACTTAGGCAAGAGAAAGCGTTTTGAAACGCTTGAATTTACGTCTATTGGAACTGGCAATGCTGGTTTGTACCGCGCATCTACGCTTCTCTATTGCGATGACCTTGTGTCCGGTATCGAAGTGGCGCTTTCCAAACCCCGCCTTGATAAGCTGTGGGAAACGTACACTACCGACCTTAGACAGCGTAAAATTGGAAACAAGTGCAAGGAGCTGCATATTGCTACACGCTGGTCTGTTCATGATGTTATTGGACGATTAGAGCAAAACTACGGCGATTCCGACAGGAATAGATTCATTGTTATGCCAGCAATGAACGAAAAAGACGAATCCAACTTCGATTATGACTACGGTGTAGGATATAGCACAGAAACTCTTCGCAAGCAACGCGAAGTCATGGATGAAATGAGTTGGAAAGCACTGTACATGAACCAACCTGTTGAGCGCGAGGGCTTGCTGTTCCCTGCCGATGAACTGCGGTATTTCAACGGCGTTCTGCCTGACGGTGAGCCAGATCGCAAGCTCATGGTCATGGACATTGCATGGGGTGGCGGTGACTTTACTGCTTGCCCTATCGCTTATGTGTACGGAGATGCCGTGTTCATCCCTGACCTTGTGTTCAACAATGGCGATAAGACCGTGACAAGACCAGAAGTCGTGGGAAAAATCATCCAGCACAAAATCAACGTGGTGCGTGGCGAAGCCAACAACGGCGGCGATGAATACTGTGATGTGGTAGACAGCCAGCTCCGGCAACAAGGTTATCACTGCTCTGTCCGTAGCCAACGTGCACCCAGTAGTCAAAGCAAGCTATCCAGAATCATCCAATATGCGCCGGATATCAAACGGTTCTATTTCCTTGACGAAAAACACCAGTCGAAAGAGTACAAGGCGTTCATGGAACAAGTGACGATGTTCACGCAGCTTGGCAAAGTTCCGCACGATGATGCACCGGACAGCCTGGCACAGCTTGCCGATGAATTGTATAACGGAATCAGTAAAATCGAGCCTGTCAAGAGGCCGTTTTAATAATTCCCCTAAATAGCCGGGTGCGTAGGCATTAAAATTTGATTTGCCTGTTGACATGGCTTACAATAGTACCAGGAAGATTTGCAGCTTCCTCTAGGTATTGCGTTGACGAGATTTTTAAGTCATTTTTACTCGTCATTTGTTGTGTAATACCCTCCTTTCTTACTCACCCACGACAGCCGCCTTTCTCTGTCGTGGGGATTATATGTTGCGTTTCCGAGTGGACGGAACGTTGTTTGTACTCCCCCAACTGACACGAAGCGGTTCAAACCCGCTACGCAGCACAACTATCCTCTTGCTTTGCATGGGATTTCTCTTTTGACACCTCACCGCTATTCCCGGCTCTCGATGCAAAAGGCTTTTTTGAATTTTCTCCTTTTGCAAAGAGCAGCGGTAAAGTAAGCCGGGCCTTTCGCGGAGTGGAGCAGTCAGGTAGCTTGCTTGGTTACCAAGAGGTCGCTGGTTCAAATCCGGCTTCCGCGTCCGAATCGCAGTCCGAACCATTGCCTGTCCGGCAAACAAAAAAGACTGTGAAGGTTTTCCAGGGCGGAAAATAGCACGGCTGGAAGTGCGAACAGTTTCCCAGTAGCTTCTGACAGGTCTGTGCTCAACAGCCTGTTTCCAGAAATCCAACGAAAGGAGCACAGATGGTAGCAAAAGTCAGATGCAAGCGTCCTCGAAAAGACGCAAATGGCAATCCGTGCGATTGCGGACGTTATCTTGGCGAAGTAGAAGGTAAGTTCTCCCTTCTGTGTCCTCTTTGCCATTGGATTACAATTGGAGATTCCAACCTTCCAAAAGATACATGGGTCTCCGTACCAAAGTTTAAAAACTGAATAGCTTTTGAAGCGCAGTTGTAAGCGCAGTGAGATAGACCTTAACAGGTTTGTCTTGCTGCGCTTTTTATTTTAACGGAAAGGAGGAACACATGGCTGAGTATCAAATGGTCGTTGGCGGCTTTTTGAATGAGCCGCTGACCGGACGTAGACCGATTGAAACGCCGGAGACGGAAATCAATCGAGCAAACGTGCTGAAAGTGGTTATGGGCAAAGCAGAGCCCATTCATCTGCTGAACAAGAATGAGATTCGCTTTCTGCACAACTACTACTTGGGTAGTCAGCCTGTCCTCCATCGCACGAAGGAGTACCACGCTGAAATCACTAACCGCATTGTAGAGAATCATGCCAACGAGTGCGTGGGGTTCTACACAGGTTACATGAGCGGCACTCCTTGCTCTTATGTGAGGTCTGAAACGGCAACTGGTGACGGTGAGGAAATCGCCCGCCTGTCCAACGCCTTGCAGTATGAGGGCAAGGATGCGCTTGATCGGCGGCTCTGGCAGTGGATGTTGGAGTGCGGACAGGGATACCGCATTGTTCTTCCTGACAAGGGGTACAACGGCAACTACCCGGACGAAACGCCCCTGCTGGTGGACGTTCCTGACCCGGATATGGCGTATGTGATTTACAACTCCGGCATCGGGCATAAGCCCATAGCCAATGTGCTACACATCCCACGCAATTATCAGAATGACCTGAACGACCTGATTTGCGTGTATACGCCGAACCAGTACTTTGAAATCGACAACGGCAAGGTTACAAAGTCGGAGAATCACTCTCTCGGAATGCTGCCGATGGTCGAATACAAGCTAAACCCTGAGCGTATGGGTCTGTTTGAACCAGCTATTCCCGTGCTGGATGCCATCAACGACCTTGAAAGCAACCGTTTGGACGGCGTGGCGCAGTTCATTCAGTCCATCATGGTGTTTACCAACTGCCTTGTGGACAAGGATGCTCTTGACCAAGTAAAAGAGCTTGGCGCAATGTGCCTGAAATCCACTTCTGGTCTTCCCGCCTCTGTTTCTCAGATTGCAAACGAGCTTGACCAGCAGCAGAGCCAGACCCTGCTTGATTCTATGCTGAACGTGTACCGCAGCCTGACTGCCATGCCTAGTGCCACTGGTAGCGAGAACGCAACGTCCGATAACGTGGGTGCAGTCATCGTCCGCAACGGCTGGAATCACACCGAAGCGAGGGCGCAGCAGTACGAGAATATGTTCAAGTATGCTGAACGCCAAAGCCTGTCTGTAATGCTGAAAATCCTGCGTGATGCGGCTGGTTCTAAGCTGATGGCAAGCGACATCAACATTAAACTGCCGCGCCGTCAGTATGACAACCAGCAGAGCAAAGTTCAGATTTTTGCACAGATGATTCAGCAGCCGATTGACCCGCAGTTGGCATTCACTACGCCTGGTCTGTTCCCAGACCCGCAGGCTGCTTACGAAATGAGCAAGCCCTTCCTGATTGCTGCTGGAAAGCTGGGTGAGGATGGGAAAGCACCGAAGCCGCAGGAACAGCCTAAACAGGATGCCACCGACATAAATGTCGGGAACACGGCAGACAAGCAGTCTACCGATATCAATAAAGAAACAGAGGGCGAATAGCCCTTTGCTATAAACACGGCAGGGAAGCCGGGATACAAATTTCGCAGCGTTGCAGGGAAGCAACGGTAAAAAAACGCAGGAGGAAATTAACGATATGAAACTCAATGTGTTGCTTGGTGATGCCTACAAAGAGGGCATGACCGCCGATGAAATCATTTCTGCGCTGGAAAAGGTTGCAGACCCTAACGCAGAGGTCGAGAAGCTGCGCAACGCAGTGACGAAAGCCAATGGCGAAGCTGCTGAGTACAAGAAGCAGCTCAAGGCAAAGCGTACCGATGACGAGAATGCCGCACAGGAACAGGCTGACAAGCTGGCAGAGATGCAGAAGCAGATTGAAGCCCTGACTGCAGACAAGGAGAACCTTGTCAAGGAAAAGACCCTTGCATCTTACCGCGAGAAGTTCGTTGCACAGGGTTATGACGCTGAGCTTGCTAACAAGGCTGCATCCGCACTGGCCGAAGGTGACATGGACAAGGTGTTTAAGTTCCAGTCGGAGTTTATGACTGCCCACGACACCGCATACAAGGCTTCTCTGTTGAAGGATATGCCCACGCCTCCGGGTGCGGATGGCAATGGCGACGGCGCAGATAGCGCAGGTGTTTCCTTTGCTAAACGCTTTGCGAAGGAGCGCGCAGACGCAAACAAGGCATCGAGTGACGCAATGACTGCTTTCCATTAAGGAGGAAAACATGAAGTACACCAATACTCCGGTATCGGCTCCTGAAAGCACTATTCTGGCTGCTGATACCTACGTTGCCATTCCCTTTACCGTCAAGGAGACCAATGCTGTTCCGGCTGGCTATCCTATGGCAAAGACTGGCCTGAAAGCTGCTGCCACCACTGGCACCGGTGTTGCTGATGCAGCCACCGATGCCATTGGCATTTTGCTGCACACTGTTGACCCTGCCGTCAACCCCAATGGCGCACTGCTGATTCAGGGCGTTATTGATGTGGACAAGGCAAAGCTGTCCGGCTTTACCTATTCTGCAAACGATATTGCCGCTCTGAAAAAGGCTGTTCCTGCCGTTTTCTGCCGTACCGATGTTGGCGCAAAGAGCGAGTAAGGAGGACTAAATTATGGCACTGAATCTGAATGAAATCTTCTCCCCTGCTGCGATTGCCGCCTACTGGACGAATGACCCGACCAATGCGCAGCCCTATGCTTCTGATGCTCTGTTCCCTGCCCGTAAGAAAGTCAGCATGGAACTGAAGTGGCTGCGTGGTCACAAGGGCGTTGGCGTTTCGCTGAAGCCTAGCGTGTTTGACACTAAGGCTACGTTCCGTACTCGTCAGGGCATCAAAATGACCGAGACCAGTATGCCGTTCTTCCGCGAGGGCACTCACATTGACGAGGAAGACCGCCGCAAGATTATCTCTGTTCTGGCTACCAATCAGGAGTTTGCGGCAGATGTTATCAATCGTGTCTACGATGATACCGCACAGCTTATCACTGGCGCACGCATCGTTCCTGAGCGTATGGTGTGGCAGCTTCTGGCTCCCAAGACTGGTAAGCCCGGCATCTCCATCGAATCCAACGGCGTGAGCTACGTCTACGATTATGACCCTGACGGCACTTGGCGGCAGTCCAATTACAAGGCTCTGGCTACCAAGGAGAAGTGGGACGCTCCTACCACTGCAACACCCATCGCCACGATGACCACTGCCGCAAACACCGTGCTGGCAAACACTGGTGAGATTATCACCGATTCCTACATGAACACCAACACTTTCCACAAGATGATTGCTGCGGATGAAATCAAGAACCGGTTCCTGACGGTTATGAAGACCACCACCGCCGTTCTTGTCGATTCTGAGGCACGTTCTGTTGTCGAAAGCGCATCCGGCATCCGCATCCATCTGTACGACAATATGTTTAAGCCGGAGGAGACCGCCGCTGCCGAAAAGTATCTGCCTGATGGCTATGTCGTGCTGGCTCCTTCTGGCTCTCTGGGCAATATGTACTATGTTGCCACTCCTGAGGAAGCCGATCTGATGGCTGGCATCTCCAACGCACAGGTTTCCGTTGTGAACACTGGCGTTGCTGTTACCACCGAGCAGACCGTTAATCCTGTCAACACCAACATTTACGTCTCTGAAATCGTCCTGCCGTCCTTTGAGCGCATGGACGCAGTGTACTGCATCAAGGCTTACTAAGGCGAAAGGAGGAAAGCAGCATGGGAGACCAGTATTCCGAAGCGGCAGTCAAGCTGGGACAGTACATCGCCCCCGCACTTGACCGTGAAATCACGGACGAGGACTACCCACTCTTCGACCTGCTGCTTGATTTCGCCAAAGACAAGATATTTGCGCAGGGCTACCCCTTCGGCAACAGACCGGACGAGTTGCCCTCGCAGTATCAGTCGTTGCAGATACGCATTGCAGCGGAACTGTACAACCACATCGGCGCAAACGGACAGACGAGCTACACCAATAACGGCATTACTCGTGTGTGGGAAAGTTCCGATGTGGCGCAGTCCCTGCTAAATGAAGTAGTTCCGAGAGTAGGTGTTATCGGCTGATGTTCAATGGAAGCCCGCTGGATAAACGCCCACTGTGGTATTCAAACCCGGTTGGCGAGAAAACGCCTGTTGTGGACGAGTGGGGAAACGAGACTGGCGAATCCACATACGAATCGTGGAGTGCCCCCGCAAAACTGATGCTGAACGTCAGCCCTCCTACTGGTTCTGCGGAAGCAAACCCTTTTGGAGCGTTCACGGATTACAGCTACGTTGTCAGTTCGTCCAGCAAAAAGCGCAACACACCGCTTTATGAAGGCACACACGTCTGGTTTCAGACGGACATTTCAAATTCCTTTAACTACATCGTGGTCAAGGTCGCAGAGCATATTACAGACACGAAGTATGCGCTGAAAGAGGTGGCTACAAGTGAAAATTAAAGTGAGGTTAAGCGATGCCGGACTTCGTGATGCGGAACGTCAGATACAGGAGTACAAGACCACCCTGAACAAGAAAGCTAGAGCACTTGCTTTTCGTCTTTCTTGGCTGGGGCTTGAAGTCGCAAAGATACGCTTTGCTAATGCGGAATACGCTGGCTCCAATGACGTGAAATGCCACATCAACCAAAAAGACAAGACTTGTACCATCGTTGCAGAGGGCAAGTCAGTTGCCTTTATCGAGTTTGGCACTGGCGCACATCACAACGGATATGGCGGCGAACTACCGCCCGGTGTTGGTGCGCATGGCTCCTACGGTCAAGGCAAGGGTGCTGGCAGACGTTGGTATTACTACGGCGACCCCGGCAATGCTGGAACCTATGTGGATACCGTTCCCGGCAAGGGTCAGTTGAATTACACCGATGGCAACGAGCCAGCTATGGCTATGTGGGGGGCTGTTGAAGAAATGGCTTCTCAAGTCGAAGCAACGTGGAGGGAGGTTTGGAATAGTTGATTGATTATTTCAATTCTATCTTCACGGCTGTTGCTAAGGAATTGCGAAAACAAGTGCCCGGCATCTTCGTCACCGGTGAAATCAATGACAGCAATGTCAAAAAGTTTCCGTGTGTGCAGATAGAGGAAAACAGCAACCTTCCTGTTCACATTGATTCTTCCCGGCACAGCAAGTACGCTGCCGTATCCCTTCGTGTGCGCGTCTACTCCAACAAGGAAACAGGACGCATTGCAGAAGCACGTTCTATCACAGGAATCGTTGATTCTGTTCTTGAATCTCTTAACTTTTATCGCAAGTCGTTTGCCCCATTGAATGGGCTGTATAACAATTCCGTCTACCGGATTGAGTGCAGCTATGGGGCAACAATCGGGGAGGACGGAATGATTTACCGAAACTAAGGAGGTAAACATTCTATGAGTACTGCTATCTCCGGTCTGAACACTACCCTTTACTGTGGCGACAGCGCTTCCGCTCTGACGAAGCTGTGCGACATCAAGGATGTGCCAGACCTGATCTCCGACCCGAACCTTCTGGATGCAACCACCTTGTCTGATGGTATGCAGAAGCAGATTTTTGGCATCGTTCAGGCTGACACCAAAGCCTTTACCGCCAACTACAACAAGACCGACTACGCCGCCGTCAAGGCTGCTGGTTATGACGATACCTCTGAGAGCAACGTGGACAAGTACTACGCCCTGAAAATGCAGGACGGTTCCGGCTTCACTTGGCAGGGCATGCATCAGGTCGGTCTGTCCGGCTTTGGCGTAGACGAGGTCGTGGAGATGACCATCAACTGCATCTTCCACTCTACCCCGAAGTTCAGTGAAAGCCTGACCGTTAATGGCGGCTAAACCGCACAAATCGAATCAATCAAAACGAGCAGAACTGAACAACGGATTTGGTTCTGCTCCTATTTATAAAGGAGAGCATTTATTATGGCTGCTAAGGTTATCAACTTTCATTCCCCCGATGGCAAGAACACTTACGAGCTGACTTTCACCCGCGAGAGTGCCGAAGCCACTGAACGCAACGGCTTCCAGATTTACGAGTTCTCCAACGGCATCAATCCCATCAAGAACACTTCCGCTCTGTTCTATGGCGCGTTCATTGCCCGTAACAAGGGCATCAAGCGAAAGCTGGTCGATGATATGCTTGCGCACATCGAGGACAAGGAAGGCCTGATGGCTGCTTTGATGGAGATGTACGCGAATTCTATCAAGGCTCTGATTGCCACCGACGAAGAGGACAAGACTGCAAAAAACGCAACGTGGGAGATTGTGTAACCTCACAGTCTCAAGAATCGAACAGCGGCACAGAGCCATTCTCTGTGTCTAAGCTGTTCCACGATGTAGAAGCCTATTACATTTCCATTGGCATGACCTATGACCAGTTCTGGCGTGATGACGTCTGGCTGGCAAAGGTCTACCGGGATGCGGAAGAACTACGCGCCCGAAGAGCCAATGTTGAAGCGTGGAGAAATGGTTTCTACACGGCATCTGCGCTTTCCTCTACGGTTGGCAATATGTTCCGCAAGAAAGGGTCTAGCCCCATCAAGTACATGGATAGACCGATTCCTCTTACCCAGAAAGAGCAGGACGAATACGAATACCAACGCGCACTGAAAGCGCAAGAACGCATCAAGAGGGCAATGTTCTCTATGATGAATCAGAAGGACGGTGGTAGCAATGGCTGATGTTGATATTACAAGCTTATCCGTAGAAATTTCTGCGGAATCTCAGGGCGCAGAGCTTAGCATTGACAAACTTACCACTGCTATTTCCAAACTGCGCACAAAAGGTAGTATAGGCAAGGTATGTTCTAGCCTTGACACTTTAACAAAGTCTATCTCTGCGTTGAAGTCCGCTTCGTCTGGTATGGACGGACTTAGTAGAATCAATGATTTTATGGACAGGATTTCCAATGTGAACCTGTCTGAAAGCGCAAAAGGCATCCGTTCTGTTGCCAGTGCATTAACTAGAATTTCTTCAGTCGATTTGAAAGGCATTGACCTTTCTGGACTGAAAGGCAAAATGAATAGCCTACAAAACGGCTTATCCCCGCTTTCCAAAGTTGATGCGTCTGGCCTTAGAAGTGTAAGCAGCGCCCTTAATTCCATTGCAAAAATTCCAGATTTTAGTAGCAAACTGAATTCAAAGACACTGGATGATTTTGCCACTTCTTGCAAGAAAATCACAGATGCCCTTGACCCGCTTGCTTCCAAAATCGAAACAGTAGGAAATTCGTTTGCGAAGTTACCTACCAACATCCAAAAGGTCATTGCGGCAACGGACGGTGCTACAAAGGCAAGCAATAAATCGGCGAAGAGTTATTTAAGCCTTTCCAACCAGCTGAATGGTTTCATACGGTCTGCGGCAAAGCTGGTCTCACTGAAAGCCATTGCAACCTATCTTGGCAACGCAGCGGAGAAGTTCAATAGCTACTATGAAGCTGCAAACCTGTTCGGCGTGTCCATGAAGGGGCTGACCGGCGAAGCAAGCACGTTCATCAGCAAGATGGAGACCCTGCTTGGCATCGACCCCACCGAAGCCATGAACAACATGGCAACGATTCAGAGCTTGACTACTTCGTTTGGCTTGGCAAGCGACAAGGCGTATGTGCTGTCCAAGAACCTGACGCAGCTTGGCTACGACCTTGCTTCTTTGAAGAATATCCCGGTTGCGGAATCCTTCACGAAGATTCAGGCGGCTATCTCTGGCGAACTTGAACCGATTCGCCGTCTGGGTGTCGATATTTCTAACGCACGGTTGCAGCAGGAACTGCTTAATCTTGGCTATTCGCAGAGCGTTTCTACCCTGTCTCAGGCTGATAAGGCTGTTTTGCGGTACATTGCCATCATGAAGCAGACCACCGATGCACAGGGAGACTTCGCCCGCACTCTGTCCAGCCCTGCCAATATGATTCGCATTTTGCAGGCACAGCTGAACAGTCTGGCTCGCGCCGTTGGTTCTCTGCTCTACCCCGCCCTGAAATCCATTCTCCCGCCGCTGATCGCAGCTGTTGAGCTAGTCAAAGAGCTTGTGACCGGCATCGCATCGTTAATGGGTGTCAAGGTGGAGTTTCCAGACTTTAGCAGCGCAAGCGATGCTGTTGGTGGCGTCACGGATGCGATGGACAATACTACCAAAGCGACCGGCAAGGCTGCAAAGGCGTTCAAGAATTACATCATGGGCTTTGATGAACTGAACGTCATCCAGAAGGACAACGGTTCTTCCGGTGGTTCCGGCTCTGGTGCTGCTGGCAACATCTTGGGCGATGTAGACCTGTCCGGCTATGATATGTTCAAGAATTATGTCGGTTCTTCCGTTGATGAAATTAAAGAGAAGATTAAAAAACTTCTTCCAATCATCGCTGGTGTATCTGCTGGATTTGCTGCATGGAAAATTGCAGAAGCTCTTTTTAAGCAGTTAAATGATGCTCACGGATTGGCCTATAAGCTGGGACAGCTTGTTGGAGAAATAAGAAAAAAATTGTTGCTTGTCAATCCTGAACTTGTCGTGATTGCCGGAACAGTCGCTTTGATTGCATGGCGCTTTGCAGATTTGTACCAAAATAGCGAAAAGTTCAGAATCGGCTTGCAAAGAATTAAAAGTCTCATCGAGCTTGCGGCGCTTGGCTTTTCTCAGGGGTGGAATATTTCTCTCACCGAAGGAAAACTTGGACAGTCTATCGAGCATCTAAAAGAGTCCATTAAGACACTTGCGCAACAGATTCTTGATCTGTTGCCTGATGAATGGAAAGAAAGCGTTTCTAACGCTTTTGAAACAATTCGACAAGTTGTAAAAAAACTAGACTTAGATTTAGGCGACTTGGCTATGACTTTAGCCGGGATTGGATTGATTGTCAGCGGGCATCCAGTGGCCGGTCTGGCTGTTATCGGCTTTGAGGCTGTTTCTGTTGCAATTCGCGGATTGGGAAGTGAAAGCGAGAAAGAGGCTTTTAATTTGAAATCCGATTGGCACAGTTCCTTCCAACAGCTTGGAATTGATGCCGGAAACATGGCTTCCTTCTTTGTTGACGGTTTTGCTCAAATCGTAGACAGTATTTCCGATTTTATTCGTTGGGTCAAAGACGGAATTAGCGAATCTGAGCGTTTAGATGTCACCATGAACAAAACGCTGTTTCCGAACGCTCTTCTCGGATTGGCTGACCTTATTTCAGACATTAAAACGTTTGTTCGCTGGGTTGGTGAAGGCCCGACCGAAGCAGAACGCCTTGATGTTTCGATGAATCAAGGCTTTATTGCTAACGCTCTTCTTGGTTTGGCTGATCTGATATCGGATATCGGGAGCGTGATTGATTGGTTTGTTCATTTGGATGACCACATTAAATCGGCTGGTGAATCCTTCGCAAAGTTCTTGGATGGAGTAGAAAACTGGGCAGCGGAAGCAGGAAAAGCCGCTGCAAACATGGTAAACGCAGTTGCAGACGCAATTGCTTCTCTGCCATCAAAAATGTATGAAGCTGGGAAAAACGTTTGGCAAGGTCTTGTAAAAGGCATTCAGAGCGGAATCAGCAACGCGACTGGAGCGGCTGCGAATCTTGCCAAAGCCATAATCGACAAGTTCACCACTGAGACGGGCATCCACTCCCCCTCCAAAGTCTTTAAGGGCTTCGGTGTCTACCTCATAGAAGGTCTTGTGAACGGCATCTCTGCTACCAAAGACCTTGCTGAAAACGCGATGCAGAAGCTCTCTGATTCTGTGATTGCACTCGGCCAACAGTTGACGCAGAACAACTATGGCATGGGCGATGCGAACATTGCCATGACCGCAAATGGCGACGAGAATGGCCTTGAAAAGACCGCCATGAGCCTGCGTAACGTTCTGTCGAATGTTGGCGGCAGTCTGTCTGACTGGCTCAAGAAAATCAAGTCTGCGTTTACGGATTTCTCGGATGGCATCAACGCTGTGTCGGACGTCGGCAAGAAGATTTCGCAGGGGTTCACCGATTCTATTAGCGCCTTGTCCAATACCTCGAAGTCTATCGTTGAAACTAAAAAAGCCTTTAAGTCCGTTTTCTCTGACATGAAAACGTATGTTAAGAGTAGCATTGCTGAAGTCGAAAACGAATACCATTACAACGGTGCTCTTAGTGCTGCTGGGCTTGCCATTCAAAAGGCATTCGAAGGAGCTTATCTCGCTCTCGACAAAGTATCGACTGCCGTTAAAAGCCTTTCCAGCACTATTGATAGTATCAAAAATGTTATCAAGACATTCAATGATTTGAAAACAAAAGTTGGCGAGGTTATCGATCAGGTTCCAGCCCTAAAGGATGCTTACAATGGATTAAAGACGTTTTTCTCCAATTTGTTTGGCACGGATTCCGGCATTGTGAAAATCGTTTCCAATGGATGGGATTTGATTAAAACCAAAGCCGGTGAAGCCCTTACGTTCATCTCTGGAAAAATCAAAGCGCTTGGCGTCGGAGGCACTTCCGGTTCTTCCGGTGGACTGGCTAGTACGCTCGGCGCAATCGGAAGCACAGCTCTTCCGGCTGGCGCTGGCGTTCTTGGTGTTGGAGCCGCTCTTGGTCTTGGCATTACCGGCCATGTTCAGTGGATAAAGGACTTGAAGAATACCTGGTCTGATTCCAGCAAGAGTTTCGGAGAAAAGGTTTTCAACACGGTCAATGATACTCTGACAGACATTTTTAACCCATTTGGCGCAGTAATCAAACTTGCAAAAAACAAGTTCGGTTTCGCTGACGGTGGTTTCCCTGATGATGGGCAGCTGTTTTTGGCCAGAGAGTCTGGCCCGGAATTTGTTGGTAGCATGGGCGGTCACACAGCAGTTGCCAACAATGACCAAATCGTTGAGGGCATCCGCGAAGGTGTTGAAGCTGCAATGGAGCGTCAGAACCAGCTTCTGCGCCGTCAGAACGAGCTGTTGCAGGCTCTGCTTGAGAAGGAAGGGAGCGCAGAAATCAACGTGTCCAGCTTCTATCAAGCGGTGAACAGAACAAACCAGCGCAACGGTAAAACAATTATCCCGGTAGGTACTTAAAGGAGGGGCATTTATGGAACTTGACCAGTACAATCCGATTCGGAGCGTGGATGGGCAGTATCTTAAATGCCCCTCTTCTTATCAGTGGCGGTTACAGGACATTTCAGCATCCGATGCCGGACGCACAGAGGATAACAAGATGGACAAGAAACGTCTTGGACAGTGCGTCAAGCTGGAACTGGAATGGAAGTACACCACGATAAAAGAAGCCGCTGCTATCCTGAAAGCGTTCAACCCGGAATACATCAACGTTACCTATCTTGACGCAATGGCTGGCGATTGGAAAACCAGCGAGTTCTACGTTGGTGACCGTGCTGTGCCTATGTACAATTCGCGGATGAAGCGCTGGGAAGGGATATCTTTTAACATCATTGAAAGGGCTGCACACTGATGGTCAATGTATCGCAAGATATCATAAACTCCTTCAACGAGGGCAACAAACAGACTGCCCTTATTGAAGTTACTGCTGGCAGCAAGACGTTTACCATCACCGATGCAGATATCATTCAGGGCGGGTTGAAGATTGACCGGTACTGCGTGACCAACAGCAAAATTGAGGTCGGCTCTGCGGTTGCGTCTGAACTATCCTTGAAGCTACGAAACTACGATGGCAAATTTAACGATGTCTCCTTTGAGGGCGCTGTACTGAACGTTAAAATCGGTATCCATGCAGCCAACACCTCTGAACTGGGTAAGTTCATTCTTGGCAAGTCCGTTCTTGGCTTTGCAAAAGGTCTTGGAAACTTTATTCTCGGCACTGGTCGGCTTGGCGATTACAGTGTAGACACGGAAGTATATTGGGTTCCTTGTGGTCTGTTCATTGTAGACACCCCGCCCCGCAAGCTAAGCACTATAAGCATCTCCGCGTTGGACTACATGGTCTTGTTTGACCGTGAGGTGAACGCTTCCGCACTCTCCTTCCCTATCCATGTTGACGCGCTTATTCAGAAAATCTGTTCCATCTGCAATGTCACGCTTGCAACGGACGTTTCGGTGCTGCCAAACCACTATTTCAGCATCGGCGGTCTGCCGGATACTAACCAGAAGCTGACCTATCGCCAGCTCTTGCAATGGTGTGCACAGCTTACCGGCACTTGCGCGTTCATGGATGGCAGTGGACGTCTTGTGCTGAAATGGTATGAGCAGACCGGCGTGACCATTACCGCAAGCGAGCGCTATTCCAGTAATATGTTAGAGAACGACATCACCATTACCGGCTTCACCTGTGACGATGGCAAGGGCAACACATACCTGTCTGGCACAGCAGATTACACGCTTGATCTAAGTGACTGCGGTTTCCTGACCAACGCCTACGAGGGCGTTTTGAAGGAATTGCAAGCTGCACGCGGCAGTTTTGCCTACCGCCCATACAGCGCCACTATCAAGTCTGCACCGTATTTGTTCCCGCTGGACATGATACGCTACAAGGACAAAGACGGCGTTGTACACGATACCATTGTCACCAACGTTACGCTTGCTTTGAACTGCAACACAGCGATTTCCGGCGCTGGCGAAACCGTCACAAACTCTTCTTACACGCAGTCTACGAGCGGTGTTACAAGCCAACAGGCGTCAACGGACAGATCAAATCTGGAAAAGATAAATCAGACTGCAAATCAGACGAACAATACCAAGAACGACTTAACGCAGTTCAAGACGCAATATTCTTCTGATTTTGAAAAGACGCAAGCTGCAATTGAAGCCCGCGTCACGAAGGAAACGTATCAAACTGACATGGCTGGCGTTTCTACGCGTATCGGTGTAGCGGAAACAAAGATTTCTCAGAACGCTGATGCTATTATTCTTCGTGCAACAAAAGAAGAACTTTATAGCATGATAACGTTTACTCCTGAAAATGGGTTGGTCATCACTCGTAGCGGTTGGGAAGGCAAAGTTCAAATCACCGGTCAAAACGTGCAAGTCATTCGCGGAAACAATAAAGTTGTTATAAACGACAATGGTATAAGCATAACAGATGGCTACGGAAGCTGCGCCATCAATTCCGGAAAGATTACATTCTCCGGCATTCGACAGGATAAAATTTGGGAAAACGGCGACCCCGGCAGCGGTATTGGCGATGGCGCTGTGATCTGCAACGATGGCCGACTGAGTCCATATTCCGCCATTGTGATCGGGTTCGGGGAATACTACACCGGTTTGCTGGACAGTAGCGGAGTGAGTGGAAGCGACTTGCAGTATACCGTTTTCCCAATCAACGGCATTTGGTCAATAGCAAGCCGTGTTTGGGATTATCCGAGAGTCCGAAGAGTCCACGTTTCATACGGTGGGATAACATTTGGGCAAGGCGGATTTTACAAGGAAAACGCTTTTCAGACTGGTGTGAAATTTGAAAAGCATGGCACTTGTTGTGTTCCATGTGCTGTTTACGGATTGATGTAAGGAGACTTTGAGATGTACATGATTACCTACAAAGAGGACGGAACCATCATGAGCGTCGGAAGCGTTGACCCGGCATACAACGCAACGCCAGCTCCGCCCGGCGTTTTGTATATGGAGAGCATTCCGGATGGGCGTCCTTTCCTACGAACCTATAAAGTCCAAAACGGACAGCTGGTTTATTCACCTACTACTGAAGAACAGGAGGAATCTTGACTATGGGTTATCAAAAGCAAAACTTTGCAAACGGTGAAGTGCTTTCCGCTTCACAGTTGAACCATATCGAGCAGGGCATTGTGGATGTTGAATCTGACGCCAACAAGACGAAAGCCGTTGTCGATAAAATCATCGACCCCACCCTCTCCCTCTCCGGCAAGGCAGCGGATGCGGCAAAGGTGGGAGAGGCGGTTGGGCAGCTGAAGGAAGATATAGATGAACGATTATATTACACAACCGATTCCAAACAGCTAAAATGGAGCGAAGGATTTATTGACACGAGTGGAACTATTGTTGATATAAATAATATCGAAACCGGTCATCCTAGTAACAGGTGGCGGCACATTGCTTTTGATTGCAAAGAACACGATGAGTTTATTGTAAAGGCCGTCGGCGGCACAAAGGGAAGACTTTGGGCTTTTATCGGAGCGGAAAACCAAGTTTTGAATGCGTCCGAAGCAGAAAAAAATAGCATGGATGCACCTGTATATTTATATGCTCCACACAATTCGACGAAGATAATCATTAACGATTGGAGCAGAAATACATTCACTACAGGAGAACCAGATTATCCAGAAAACGCCGCAAAAGTATACTGCTACCAAATTCCTGGCGATAGAGACTTTTTGGGAGTTTTCAACTCCTTAAAAAGCGCAATTGATATAAATGAAATCAAGATATGCAACATTGATACAGCCGATAAAAACTTTGAATACGAGCATTATGTTAAATGGGGAAACGGCATCTCAACGATTCACCCAGACTTTTGCTGTACAGGATACATAGATATTTCCGGGTATAAAGAAATTGGCATTTCAAATGGAGTCCAACAATTTGCTTATTATAACAAAGATAAGACTTACATCAGTGGAATACCTGTTGAAACATCGTTCCGTGGGTATGTAACTTACAGCCCCCCGGACAACGCAAAGTACGTCCGTTTTAGCATATTGCATTCATTGCTTTATACTGCGTTTTATACTCTACTCAAGCCAGAAGAGAGAGAGAGCAAAGAAATTATCGTTTCGAAATATGGATACGGAAATTTTACAAGATTGAGAGACGGGATAGAATATGCTACACGGCATAAAAATAGTACGGTAAAAGTGCTGGATGGCGTGTACGATTTGCTCGAAGAGTTTTCAGATGAAATCAATAAAGACTTGAGCTATCAGTACGGGATAGAGCTAAAAAATAATGTCCATGTGATTTGCTCAAGTGGTGCAAAAATCACGGCACTCTACAATGGAACAAGTCAAAATGTTGAAAACTATTTCTCTCCGTTTTTTTCAACGCCCAATGATGGCAGTTTTGTGCTAGAAAATGCGTGGATTGAAACAAAAAACACTCGATATTGTGTGCATGATGACTTTGGGGGCGGGGGCGGAACTCAAACACACAAATATATAAATTGCCACATGGAACACGATTCTCTGAACTCACTGACCGATAACTTTCCACAATGTATTGGTGGTGGGCTGGGCAAATACACATATATTGTTATTGACGGCGGTTATTACAAAAGAACAGCTCCCACAAAAAGTTTTACAAGACCGACTATATCATACCACAATAATTTTACAGATGACGGAAACGGTGTGTCTCATATCTATGTGAAAAACATATATGTTGATACGGCAGACGGGACTGTGACTATACAAAATTACGGAAACAATACAAAGAAATCCATTTTGGAAATTTCCGGATGCTCGCTCGGTATTGCGCCGTTTAGCCGAAACGAAACCGAAGACTCGAAAATAGTAAATACGGAAGTTGTTTCTTTTAACAATGAAATTAGGCAGTGAAAAAATCTAAAGAGGGCTTTTGCTAACTAACAGAAAGGACGTGACATGATGGCAAAAACCATATTAGACGTTTCCCGCTGGCAGGGGCGCATCGACTGGGACAAGGTCAAGGCAAGCGGCCTTGTCTCTGGCGTGATGCTGCGGGCGCTGGGCAATAGCGCAAAGGACAAGCCAAGCAAGCCGTACATCGACCCCTATTTCGCCCGCAACTACGCCGAATGTCAGCGGCTGGGCATCCCCTGCGGCGTGTACTACTACTGCAAGGCGGTCAACACGGCTGAAGCAGACGCAGAACTTGCCCTGTTGCGCAAGGCGCTGACCGGTAAGACGGTGCAGCTGCCTGTTGCGGTGGACATTGAGGATACCTATGTGCAAGCGCCGCTCGACAAGCAGACCCTGACGGACATTGCCGCCCACGCGCTGGGCACGGTGGAGCACTGGGGCTTTTACGCCATGCTGTACACCGGGCTTTACTTTGGCCGTGATAACCTGTACATGACCGGCGCTGTGCTCAAGCCGTACGATGTATGGCTTGCAGCCTACCGCAGCAAGAAGCCTGAACCGGGCTGGCCCTTTGGCATGTGGCAGTACACCAAAAAGGGCAAGATCCCCGGTGTGCGCAAGGGCGTTGACCTGAGCCACGCTTACAAGGACTACGCCGCCATTATCGCGAAAAAGGGGCTGGACCGGCTCCGGGAGGGGTAAGCCGAATGGAGAGTATCGCAGCCGCCCTCATTACCGGTGCAATCACGCTGATCGGCGTTCTGATTGCCAACAGCAAAAGCCAAGCCGTGACCGAAACCAAGCTGGAAGAACTGACCAGGGAAGTCCGGGCACACAACAATTTCGCCCAGCGCATCCCCGTGCTGGAAGAGAAGATGAAGGTCGCCGATCACCGAATTGCCGACCTCGAAGAAAAGGAAAGGAACTGATACCATGACCAACAACAAGATTTCCGCCGGAACTATTGCCCGCACCGCCGTCCTCGCGCTGGCACTGACCAATCAGATTTTGAGTGCAACCGGCCACTCCCCGCTCCCCATCGAGTCGGCGCAGCTGGAGCAGATCATCACCACCGGCATCACCGTTGTCGCTTCTCTCGTGGCGTGGTGGGAGAACAACTCCTTCACGTCTGCCGCTATCCACGCCGATCACGTCCTCAATCAGATGCAGGGCAAGGAGTAAGGAGGATATCATGGAAAGCACTACATACCGCCATCTCGGTGACGTCACCGAGATGTACGCCGCACAAGAGCAATTCCGTGACATCACGAAAATGGTCTGCGATTTTGTTGGCTTTAACAAAATCGACCATTTTGCCGTCATTGGCGCTATGGTGCGCAACGCCGGACAGCTTCCCGAACCTTTCTGGCTCGGTGCTGCCTGTGGCGGCGGCTCGTGTGGTGCTGCCCGCTGCGCTGCAAGGACTTGACCGACAGCAGATGACAGCCGCCATCAAAAACGCACCGCTTGGGAGGGTTGACCGTAAGATAGCTTTACTGCGGTACGTTGAGCGGCTCCCGCTACCGGACATTGCAGCACAGACACAGTACAGTCGGACGGCGATAGGCTACCGGCTGAAAGGCATTTACAAAATGCTGAATGTGTGATATAATATTTATACCGTCCGAAGTAGAGTACACACACTTCGGAGAAATGTGTACAGAGAGCCAGCGGAAGAACGTTTACCCGCTGGCTTTTCTTTTTGCACGATTTGTGGTATAATCATCTCAACGAAATCCACCCGGCCTCTCGAAGAAGCGCATTAGGGTGGATATTTGAAAAACCCCCGGTGTCCACTGTGGACACCGGGGGTTTTGTTGTTTACTCGACAATTTTTTTGATCGCACAGTCACGGCAAAAGTCTGGGAAACGATTGAGTGAATCCACAAGCTCAGACGGGAACTCATCGTTGTTGTACGGGATACGCACACACAGCTCTCCGCTCATGGTCTTGTAAGGTTTGTAACGGGCCGGGATTGTAACAGATACATGGTCATAAGAGTCAGTGGCATCAGCTCCCCATGCGTAAACCGGTGTAGCCTCATGGGCTAGTGTGCCATAATGTGCGTACAAATCAACTGTCATTATGATGACCTCCAAAGTTTATGATTGAGTGTCTTTTAGCTTTTTCAGGGCCTCCCGCAGGGCGTCTTCCCAGCCTTCGTGCTGGTTGAGATAATCGCCGTAGATAAGTTGTTCAGCTGCTTTTCTGGCGGCCATGGCATCCTCAAACGATAAAAACAGACCAAGGTGATATTGCTTACGCCTAAAGTTGATGTAAGCTCTATATCTGCCATCGGCAAGTTTGGAAACACCATTTGCTCCGGTCGCAGAATTGCGGTTAACTGTTCCGGATATGCGGCTTTTTGCGGCAGCCAGGCTAGATCCGTCGGCCCATGCGGTTGTATGGATCGCGTCAGACTTTTGCTTGATATCTCTGTTGCAGGTGGCGCAGTGCTTTATGACGGATAGGCGGCTGAGTGCGGTCACGGTTTCTTTTTGACAAACGGGACAAACCGTGCGACAGCGGAGGCTCTCGCTTTTGCTTTTGGGTGGCAAGATTTCGATCACCGGCCATCCATTGACCATTTTCCCAAGATAGCGTTCTTCTGCTTTTTTTTGATTGTTTTTAGATGTTTTAGGGCGCGGAACCGAAGAAGCACAACTTGAGCACTGCGAGCTTTTGCCGAGGAGAAGGGAGCTTTTGTAAACATCCTTTACCGCTCCGCATTTGCAACATTTGCAAGTATAGTAATAAGGTTTGCTAGACGGGCCGAGGACTTGCCAATGTCCAAAACGCTGGCCCTTTTCAATTTTTACTTTCATCGTTTGCGTCTTTGTTAATCAGATGTGTAATATAGCCGTTGATACTCATGCCTTTTTGTGCGGCCCGCTCTTTTAATATTGAGAGCTGACCTTTTGGCAGCCGAACCGTCATGCGGTCGTAGTTTTCCTTGACGTAGTCGGCAATGTATTTCTTTTGGTCAAAATTGCTCATTTTCTGGTTTCACCTTCTTTCGATTCCGGCATTCTCGGATGCGGATGGCATTGATCGTGGGATACTCTGCACCCTTCATGCCTCGGTCGTACGGCATATACGACAGTACGGCATTGCGTCCGAGACCTAATGCTTCCGCGATCTCATCAACACCTTTCCCTCTTTTTGTCATCGCAGCGATCGAGTCCGCCAGCGGGCTCGACCACGCCCCCGCCGTAATCAGGATCTTTCGTGCCTTTTGCTCACTGATGTTGAGCTGCTTGCTGATTTTTTTGAGACTCAAACCCTGTTCGCTGAGCCGCACAACGGATGTAAAAAGCGCATCCATCTTGATTCCTCCTTAAATGTCAAACCCACGGTCGATGTACAGCGCACGGTCCTTCCCGTGCACATAGTTCCAGGATTCGGCAATTTGTGTGTAATAGATTGTCCGACCGCCAATAATCAGCGTTCCGTCAGGGTCAATAGCGCACAGGGCATCAAGGATGGCCTGCATCTGCTGCCGGTCATATCGAGTTGTCCAGGCATCCAGCAGCTCTTTTTCTACCTTGCCGGCAATTTCGCTCAAGCATGCAGTCAATTCGGCAGCCTCGTTATCCGGTTTCCGCTTCCAAGCTTCCGGATCAAACGCATTGAGCATCCCAATTTTGGACAAGTCAAATGCTTCATCGGCATCCCAGCGCTGCTGGTAGTCGCCGAGGATGGCATCCAGGCGGCCAAGCCCCATGGATTTGACCGCCAGTTCATACAGAGCGGCATTCGCAGTGATAAATTCTTTTGCAATGTTGGTCATAGTGGTTTCCTCCTTTTTGTTATCGAGCCATGCAGTCACCATAGCAATATGTGTGGCAGCGGGGGCACAGGCCACGGATCGCGGTCACGCTGGGTCGGCGCTCAAAGACGCGGGCAACCTTGGTCATGACTTCGATGGTCTTGGTCTTCTTGTCGTAGCTGCCATCAACGGTCTGGCAGTTGCTGTAATCGTTTTTGTACTGAGAGTAGTGCATCCGGACGACACCGGCGGCTTCGCGCTTAGCAGCCTCAATTGCTGCACGCTTGGCAGCTTCGGCGGCTCTTTCGGAAGCATCAGCGGCTTCTTTGACAACGGCCTTTGCCATGTTCCATGCCTTTTTCAAAGCGCTGGCAAAGATCACTTCGGACCCATGACCGGACTTTGCATTCCGGAAGATTCTCCATGCGTTGTTCATGATGTCGTGCAGATTGTACTTTTTCATTGTCCGTTCCTCCGTTGTTTAATTGCTTCTCTTGACACCCTTATTATAGCACATTTGACATCAAATGTAAATACATTTAGCGTCAAATGCAAAATTTTTTTGTCCTTCGTTGTGCGTTCATTGTCCTTCGCTTTTTGCTGATGCGGTACACTGGATGCACAAGGAGGGATGTATTATGAGCTATTACCCGACACCCGGAACGCCCTACGTTCCGCAACAGCCTGTCAATCCTTACGGCGGCATGGGCACAGTTGGGCTTGCCACTCCCCTGCCCAACACACAGATGCAACAGGCACAACCGCAGCGTCCGCAGCCGATGAATGGGCAGCAGCCTGTTCAGCAGTCGGCACAGGATGGCGGCTGGCTGCTTGGCAGACCTGTTTCCAGCAGGGAAGAATTTCTGGCGATACCATCTGATCTTTACGGAAGATGGACGTATTGCCCGGATTTGCGTAGTGGGGTCATCTACTGCAAACGTCTGAACCCAAACACTTGTGAATCTGACGTGTTAGAGTTTTACAGCCCGGAAGCATGGCGGCAAATGCAAGCACAACAAGCACAGCAAACCGCTGCACCGACACAGCAGTATGTTCCTATTGAGCAGTACAATGCCCTCGTGCATCGGCTGGATGAGCTGGAAAAATGGCAGAAGAGCTTCTCTAAGCCCGCTGCCGCAGCGAAGAAAGGAGAATAAATAATGTCCTCTCCATTTGACATGATTACTCACAGCCCTATCATGCAGCTTGCAAATCTGGCTCGTGCCGGGCAGAACCCGATGGGGCTTATCCAGCAGCTGGGTGGGCAGAGCGCACCCATCATGCAAGGGCTGAACCTGATTCAGGGCAAAAACGAAGCACAGCTCCGAACGATGGCGCAGAACCTCGCCAAAGAGCGCGGTATCGACCTGAACCAGCTGGCAAGCGTCTTGAACCTGACGCTGCCGAAGTGAGGAGGCTTTACAATGGATGATTTTGAAAACAGCCATTCCGAAAAAGATTTTGACATCAACAATCTGTGTGGCAATGACAAAATATGGGTTCCTTTAATGCTTGGCTTCATTTTCGGTGCTGCCAGCAAAAATTGGGATGACCAAAAAGACAAAAAAGACAACCCTCCAAGCTGACTTAACAATCCTAAAATAAGCATCCCTCTAAGCGAAACGCTTCTCAGTTTTGCGGACTTGACAAAAACCGCTTTTGTTTGGCTTCGCCCATCGCATACGGCGGTGGGATAGCATAACGCAAAACTGAAAGGAGTTTTGTTATGGACGATTTTGCAACTGGCTATCTGGCTGGGCAGGACGGCGGCAATAACAACAACGGATTCTTCGGCAACGAAGGTTTGTGGGCTGTCATCATCCTCGCCATCATCTTCGGCTGGGGCACAAACGGTTATGGCCGCAACGGCGGCGACAACGGCATGAACGCCTACATCCCCTATCTGGTCGGCACTGGCGCAACCGGTCAGGGCGGTGCAGACACCCGCGCGGCTCTGTCTGAGGGCTTCTACCAGCAGGACACTTCCCGCTCTCTGGCGGGCATCCAGAGCGGTATCTGCTCTCTGGGCTATGACCAGCTGGCGCAGATGAACGGCGTCAACACCAACATCTCGAACGGCTTTGCAGGCGTGAACAGCGCCATCTGTCAGCTTGGCTACCAGAACGCACAGCTCGTGAACGGCCTGGAACGCAGCGTGTCCAACGGCGACAACGCCATCAACCTTGCCATCATGCAGGAAGGCAACGCTCGGCAGGCTGGTCAGACCGCACTTGCCACGCAGCTGGCATCTTGCTGCTGCGAGAACAAGCAGCTGATCGGCGACCTGAAGTACACCATCGCAACGGAGGACTGCGCTACCCGTCAGGCCATCGCAGACAACGCCCGCGCTATCGTGGACAACTGCAACGCCAACTTCCGCAGCATGATGGACTACTTCACGCAGGATAAGATTGCCACTCTGACCGCTGAGAATCAGAGCCTCAAGTTCGCGGCTTCTCAGGATCGTCAGAATGCGCTTCTGACCACCGTGATGTCTCAGCAGACTGATACCATCCTGAACCGGGTCAATCCTCGTCCGATTCCCGCTTATCAGGTGGCAAACCCCAACGTAGGCGTGAACTGCTGCGGCTGCTGCTAACCAACACACTCCCCGATAACACCGGGTGAACCATCGGGGCAGGGGTAAGACACCTCTGCCCCTGATTTTTTAGGAGGAAAACATTATGGCTTGCAAAACAAGCTGCAAACTCTGCCCGCACCTCGTCATCTCGGATGCGGTGACATTCGCCAATGACACGCTGACCATCAACATCCCTGCTGGCTCTTACGCAGCGGGAGAAAAATATTGTCTGGTCATTGCTCAGGCTTTGCCGGACACGACCACCATCAACGCCCCTGTGGTCATTACCATCGGCGCAGGTACGACCACATACCCCCTGACCGACTGCAACTGCGCTCAGGCAACCGCTGAGAGCATCCACACTCGCACCCGCTACGCTACCCGTGTGGCAACGTCTGCGACCGGCACCGGCACGTTCAAGTATCTTGGCTGCTTCTGCCGTTCCCACGCTGGTGCACCTGCGTCCATTTCTTGAGGAGGTATAGATTATGGGCAAGAACAATTTTCGCCGCATGATGATGCTTCGTGACCACGAAAAGAGCAAAGAGCCTGAGCGTGATCGGCTGGAAGAGGAGCGCGAGCGCAGAGAGCGGGACATGGAACGCCGTCTGCGTAAGCTGGAAGGCGGCAACGACCGCTATCCCTACTATCCTCAGGAGGAAAACCGCTACATCGACCCCTACCCTATCCCCCGCTACCCTGACGTAGAAAATGGGCGCAGGATGCCGCAAATCGGCTTCTCGCAGAACGGAGACTGGGACAAGCGGTCTGGGCAGTACGAACGTGGCGGCGCAGACAGCCGCTCCATCAAGATGCCACGCCAGCACCTCACCCACGATGAAGCGGAGGAATGGTGCGACAGCATGGTCAACGCTGACGGCACAAAGGGCTGTCACTGGACGTTGGAACAGACACAGGACGTTGCGAAACAGCGCAATATCACCTGTGACCCGAACGATTTCTGGGCAGTCATGAACATGATGTACTCGGATTATTGTCAGGTCGCAAAGCGCCAGTCCGTTGACACTCCGGGCTTCTACGCTGACATGGCAAAAGCGTTCCTTGAGGATGCAGATGCCGCAGATGGCAAGGCATATCTCTACTGGGATTGCATTGCTGATAAGTAAACGAAAGAGGGAGTCGGTGTTTCGCCGACCCCCTCTTATTATCTTGGCAACTGATTATCCCAAGTCAATCTGGTCTTTGGATGCTGCAACGGACAGGTTGTAGATGTACTCCCCTGCCGTGAATCCGTGTTTTCTGGCTTCTCTCGTGACAAACGTCCGCTCGCTGTCGCTCATAAGAATCGTGATTCGCTTGCTACGCTTACCGTCACCCTTTTGCCCCTGATGGGAAGTGTAAGGCTGAATCTCCATCGTGCGCTTTGCATCGTTGACAGACAGGTTGGTAAGCGCAATCATAATCTGCTGGTTCTGCTGAACGATGGCTTGCAGGACTTCCGTGTTCTTCATCAGCACTTGCAGGATTGCATCGTTCTGCGTATCGGGCTTGTTCTCCTGCGGGGCAAGGCTATAATAGCCATCCTTTCGGAGAGACGGAAGAACGTCATCGAAAACCCAACTCTCGAACTTCTCTGCGCCTGGCAACTTGCTGTGGGTGATAAGACGGTAAACGTCACCTTCTGGGATGAAGCTCATAGAAATAATCTTGTCCACCGCCTGCGGATGCGGTGCGTCACGTTTCGTTACGTACCTGCAATGGTCTAAAACAGCCTTGCGAGGGTTTGCATATCCAAGAGCCTTTGCTACGTCAGAAGCACAGAAAAGAATCCTTCCATCTTCTTCAATCGTGCGAAGCTGGCCAAAGGTCTTGTCCTTGAAAACGTGAAGTGCGTTACATCTCTTATTATCCATCATATCCTCCATATTCAACTGTTTAGCATCTTCCATTCCGACCTCATACGCCTTGTAAGTGATTCGAGATAACGCTTCTGCAATCTCATAATCATCCTTATTGAGCGGACGTCCGTTTCTGTTTTTCTTGAAGTTTTCAAGAATTTCTTCTTTCGTTGCTGGAATGTTCATTGGATTTACCACAAAATATTGTTTGTAATACAACCATGAAGATGATATAATGGATTTATCATCCATAGTTGTATGGAGTGTAATCCCTTAAACTGTCTGAGACCGCCAAGTTACGAACAGTTTAGGGGATTTTTTATTGCTCAAGTTCTTTATCTATCATCTCGTTAAGCCATTTGGTCTTTGTTTTCCCTTGTTCCTTTAACTTTGCCGTTAAAGCATCGAGCTTCTCTCTCGGAATTGGAACACTGAACTGACCGATGGTTTCACGACGCTTTCGATAATACTCTGCGCTACTTTTAGCCAACTCAATCCCTCCTTTGTTGGCTAGCAATAATAGTATAGCACTTGCTAGCATGAATGTCAATAGCACTAAAACTACACGCATTTTAACGTCAATTCGTTATAAAATGCGTGTTTTTTATTCTTGCTTCAATCCTCCAAGAAATCCTCCAATTCAATCTTCCCCTCTGCCGCCGCAACTGCCAGAGCGTACACGAACTGTCCAATCGTCATTCCGTGTCGCCGTGCTTCACGATTGATGTACTTGCGCTCTTCCTCGCTCATAAGGATGGTAATGCGCTTGGAACGCTTGCCATCACCACTTGCAACGCCTTGATGCGATTCCGGCATCGGGAATTTTTTCTTTGTCAAGCCAGCTTCTGCTAGTGCGCCGGGAACATCGCCTTGTTCGATAAGACGTTGAACTTCTTTCGCCTGTTTCAGCTTCTTTGGCTTGCTTTCGCTTACTACGGCATTATTTGGCTGTACTTCGCCGTCTTTGGCTCGCTTCGGCTTAATATTGCTTAATTGTGCTTCATTAGGCTGTGTATGGCTGTCTGTGGTCTCACTGGGCTTAATTGGTGCTTGTTCGGCTTCGTTCGGCTTTGCTTGGCTTACTTCTTCTTCCTTTGGCTCACTTTGGCTTAATGTCTGTTCCGAAAAAATTGGCTGGAAATCAAACCCGCCAAGCAAACCTGAGGATTTTTTGCTGGTCGATTTCATTTTGCTTCGTCCTTTCTCTCTTGCTTCGCTGGTTTCGGTTTTGGCATCCAATGGGTTATGTGAGAATCCTGTTCTTCAAAATAATAGAATCCATCTTCTGGCCAATAAAACGCCACTGCGCCTACATATTCGTGGCTACTAAGATAAAAAGCGTTGCTTTTTCTGTCGTAAACAGCAGTTTCAACATCTTCAAGCGGAAAACTGTCCACGTCCGCAATTGACACAAGAACTGTCTCATCTCCATCTTCCGTATACGGAAGATCGTCTTTCACGCTTATCCATGCCGGATATGTGTCTGGCGCATCAAAACTATCCGCATCAATAGAATCAAGACAAGTCCCGATACCACAAAGATACTCGCTGTCATTCGGACGGTGAAGCGCTTCAACTTCGTTGTAGTGGTTTTGCAAATAATCTCTTAGCTTATCTGCGTCAATTAGTCGCATTGTTATCCCCCTCCACAATCATCTTCGCCAACGTCTTGAAATCTTCTGCGCTGGTACTCTTTGCCGTGTCGCCGCTAAACAGGCTGTGACGCTCTGCCTGTGCCTTACGAACGCCCATAGACGGTCTAATCTTCACATCAAGCAGGGTTGTACCCATGCTCTGTGCAATCACAGGAAGCTGCTCTACAACCTCTTTGGACAGGTTCTCACGGCTCTTGTACTGGTTCAGAAGCAGACCTTCAATCTTCAAAGTCGGATTGAAGTATCTGCGAACATCGCCGATGGTCTGCGAAAGCTGGCTCAAACCAGCCAGTGCGTATCGGTCTGCTGTGATGGGAACTATGATGCTGTTGGCAGCGATCAGTGCGTTCACAAGCGCAAGACCAAGCTGCGGGGGAGTGTCCAGCACAATGTAATCATACTGCTCGGACACGCTTTCAAGGGCTTCTCGCAGCCGGAAGTTCTTGCCCATGTCCCGGACAAGCTGCTCGTCAATGTCCTTCAATGCGTTATCAGACGGCAGAATATCACCAGCTTCACAGTGTTGGATACCTTCCTCTACTGTTCCTTGCCGTGTCATCACATCAAACAGGGTACATACGTCCTCTGTCTGTGCGCCGTAGGTGTCCGTTGCGTTGCACTGGGCATCGCAGTCTACCAGCAGGACTTTCTTGCCAAGCAACTGCAATGCACCAGCCAGACAGGTGCTTGTGGTGGTTTTTCCTGTGCCGCCCTTCTGATTGGCGACAGCTATAATTTTTGCCATTTTATCACTCTTTCTTTTATTTTCTATGTCTGATTACTTTTGCAGTGCGTCAATCTCATAAAATGCCGGAAGATACTCTTCAATCGCACCGTCCTTCTTCAAACTGCCAATCAGATACCGCTTCGGATGGTCAGGCCAAGGGTCACGGTTAATTGAAAGAATATCTGCACACGCGGCCTTTACAATGTCGTAGACTGCATCTCTCCGCTTTGGTAGCTTGATAGATGGATGCTCTTCCATCATCTTTACCTCAACTACCTTTGCGACCTCGATACACTCTTGAACCGACAGCGCATCGCACACAGACCAGTCGTACCCTTCGTATCCGCTTGTGCGTGGCTTTCTGGCGGCTTTTTTAATTTCCGGCTTGGAATTAGCCGTATCACAATCAACCTCGCTAGAATCGGCATCTATGACGGGCTGCTTGGATTTGTATCCGAATCGAAACTCAACTGCTACTACCTTTCGCCCTGTGCAAATCTTTTCAAAGTCAACGACAATGTCTGAAACATTGCTGATCTCTTCCACTGCTGGTTCAAGAACTCTGCGGCGTAAAGCCCGGAAATCGTCATAACTTGCATCGTTTGCCCCCAAGTGGTCACGCAGCTGCTTCAAACCAATCTTGTTCGATGTTAGAGAGCGATTCATCCAATCTCGAATCATGCTGTACATCAGAATAGATGCTTGCTGTTTCATCCCAATCGTATAGCGCAGACGGTATTTAACGTAGCCGCTTCTTGCAATGTCGAAAAACACAGGCCGCAAGTCAGGATTACAGTTGATTGAAACGTCATAGGACAAGGATTCTCGATTGTACTTGACCTCTGCCTTTGTGAACAGCGGATACATCACATATTCTGTTCCATCTGCATTCAGTGGTACTGAAACCACGTTGCCCAAAAAGTGCTTAACCTGCGACTTCAAGTTCTTTGAATTGAGCTTCAAATCCAGCAGCTTGCAGTATTCAGCCAGCGTAAACGACACGTTAGAGCTTTCGGGGTCTCTCGGATTGATACGGCTCAGATAGACCTCAAGTAGCCGAAGCTCGCCTGCTGTGTAGTCCGTAAACTTCGCCCAAACCAACGCCTTGCTCTTTTCGACAAGGTTGTTTCCTGTCAATTCTGGCATTGCATCACCTCATTTCTTCTACCCTATTATACCACTGTATCGTGTACACGTCAATGATTCTGTACACAATTATTTTTCAACAATCGACTTCCACATTCTGTACACGATACTCCACTTTTTGTACACGATACCCTCCACTTCTTGTACACGTTCCTCCACTTTATGTACACAATGCTCCACTTTTTGTACACGTTCTTACTATATATATAAACAAGAGATAAACAAGAGATAAATAATCATCATCAAATAGTGACGACGATACATTTTCAACAATTTCTTCTCTTCAACGGGCAGATTGTGGAAAACGACAACTCTTTTTGCCGAATAAGAAACGTCCATCAAGCCCTATAACCTACATGACGGTTCTATCGTGTACAGAAAATGGAGTGCAATCACACCAATAGGGGACGAATTGACAAGTTACGCTTTGATGAACGAAAATTTCACGCGAGTTCGTTAATTACATCCGCAAAAATCCACCATTTACGATTCTATGGGGGACAAAATGACAACCCAAAACCATATTTATAACAGGCCTATTGTGTACAAAAAGTGGAGCGCGTCCCCCTATATACCGTAAAAACTTCGATAATTCGACAATCAGCCGCTTATATTATTGGGATTCACGGTATAGGAATCGTTGGACTTCATGGCAGCTTCTGTTCCAGCGTCCTGCGCCTGATAAAGAATTTCCATCTTTGGGGTGGTTCCGTTCGGGTCTGGGTCTGTTCCGGTAGCCTGCGCCATCTCATAGCTACCGGACACCATCCGGCAGACAGCGACCCTGTCCTTCAACGGCGTGTGGAGGTTTGCCAGAATCTCCGTCAGCACGCCGATGTGGTCTGAGCCGTGATCTCCGTACCGGATGTACAACAAGGCATCTATCTCATAGGAAGAACATTCCATCATAGCATCTATGAGAATCTGCCGTTTCTCCATGTCGGAAAGGTCATCTTCCAGGTGTTCCAGCAGCCCTGGGTGAATGCAAGCGTCCATGTATCGAGCCACCGATACGCCGCAGCAGGTGAACCAGCGCATAGCCATCGGAAGGGAAATGGCTGCCAGACCTTGCTCCCAATTTGCTATCGTGCCACGATTCACGCCCATTTTTGCCGCCAACTTCTGCTGGCTCAAGCCGGAACACATTCGAGCTATCTCCAATGCTTTGGCTGTTCTTACTAAATATTCATCCATAAATTCTCACCCTTTCAACAAAATCCAGCAAAACTGCCGGATTCGACAAGCCATAAAATGGAAAAAGCTGCTATGGAGAACCAACAGCAGCCTGTGTTATAACTGTATTGTCAAAAAATTCCAAAGAAGAAAGGAACAAAAATGAGAGAAACTGTAATCTGGAACCATGAACGTATGCCAATCATCGACGGAATGCCTGCCAGCGTTCCCGATGGGCAACCGCACACACCTGAACCATGGGAGGGAAGCTAATGAACCGAACCGTAGATGCTCTGATTATTCCATACGCTCGCAGACGGACGCTGGAGCTTGTTCTGAGCCTTTCTAGGTACGAAGCTGATAAAGATGCTTACCTCGAAGCAAAAGGCATCCTGGAACGTGCCATAGCCGCCTTAGACGATGGACGCGACCCGGCAGATAACATCGAACGCATTGATGGACAGCTCGTAGAGCTGTGATTGGAGGAAAGATGGATAGGCGCTGCCCCTTTTGACTTGAACACTCGTGGCTTCCCCGAAAAAAATAAAAAGCACGAAAGTTGTTAAAATGGTATTGACTACACAACTGAAAGATGTATAATCATATCAAATGAACGTCCGTACTTACCAATCGGGAGGATATGCCACAATGAGTGAACAGGAAAGAGCCAAGATTGACCGATTTATTGCATGGCTGCTGGAACATCCTGAAAAAATTCCGGCAGCGGAGCAAGCACTAGACCTAGAATAACAGAAAATCCCTTGCGCAGAGCTACACCAGCCCGGCACAAGGGATTTTTATTTTACCTGGCATGAACGTTACATCTTCTCGATCAGGTTCATCAGCGCTTCACGCTGTTCCTTCGGCATAGATTCAAGTTTTTTTCTAATCCGCTCCACTGCCGCATCGACTTCGCTTTTCGGCTGCTGGGGCTGGTTTTCTTTTTGGTTGCCAGTAAGAAGGCAGTCAACCGACACGTTGAAATAAGCTGCAATCTTAGAAAGAACCTCTGTGGACAGGCTCTTGGTTCTTCCGGCTTTCAATTCGGAAATAAAACTGCGGCGAATCCCAATGTTGCTGCAAAGAGTTCCGTCTTTGATGCCCTCTTTTTCGCAGAGTGCATGGATATTGCTGTACAAGTCCGACATAAGAACACTCCCATATTTGTGCAAGTATACAAATGCACAGAATTTTGTACAAAAGAGTTGACTTGTACAGAAGCCTGTACTATAATACAGACATGGGCAGTACAGAACACTGTACAATATAAACTCTCTACATCCTTATATTAGTACAGCTTTCCGTACTTGTCAATAGATTTTAGCAAATGGAGGTGGAATTTTGAAAGAAAACTTCCGTTCTGGCTTTGAGCTGGAAGTGAAGATGAAGCTGTTGCAGCGAGGTATGAAGCAAACGGAGCTGATTCAGGCGGTTCAAAGCGATACTGGATTGTTCCTTGATGATTCGTACCTCTACAAGATTCTTCGTGGCGAGCGAAAGCCGGAGAAGATTATCCAGAGCATCTGCAAGATTCTTGAAATCGAGCAGAAGGGGGACTGAACATGGAGAAGATTATCACCTTAAAGGTAGACCTTGAGTACCCGGAAGAAGCGCACCACGCCATTGATGAGGCAACAAGGGCCTATGAAGCGGACAAGCTCAAGTGGACGGAAAAGGAACTCGCCGAAGCAAAGTATCTGGCAATGCAGATTATGCAGCAGTTGTGCTTGGATGGGTACAGCATCAGCTGGTCGAAGGCAGACAATGCAATTTCGCTGTGGATGCTGGATGAAGACAGCCAAAACCGTTCCAACGCGTTCTGTATGACAGACCCATTCTACTGGAACATTTGGATTGGCAAGTGCGTTTGTCTGTGCCGAGCTACCGGCAGGGACGTGCCTGCCTTCATCACTAAAAAGGCTGGTGAGTGTTGGTGACGTACTTTTACAAAGCACCGAGCCGGAAGCGCAGGTTGAAGCTTGCAATGGCGGAGGGCGTGTCCCGGAACGAAGCCAACAAGGTACTGTGGATGGAAAAGATGCTGAACCAGTGCTTTGAAAGGCATAATCGGGAAGCCAGAGCGAAAGACGGTGAACGCGATGAATAAATTCTGCGTCCGCTGTGGAGCGTTTCTTGAAGCTCCGAACGTAAACCGGAAGTATTGTGTCGTATGTGCACACAACGTCCAGCTTGAACAGCAAGCGAAATGGAGACGTCGAAAGGGCAAAACCGAACGAGTGATGGGTCTCTGTGCGTGGTGCGGCAAGGCGATGGTGAAGAAAACACCAGACCAGAAGTACCACAAAGATTGTGCCAGAAAGGCCGAAAGGTCATGCGCACCGGCTGGATATCAATTCAAGCTGCCAGAAAAGCAAAGGCCGACTCCACCTAGATACAGCATCAAGCAAATAAACGACAAGGCAAAGTCGCTCGGAATGAACTATGGACATTACAGTACGTTGCTTAGCCAGGGAAAGGTGGAGCCGCCCGATGAACGGTAAATATTACGGTCAGCGTGAAATCCGCTGGCACAGCCGGGAGAAAGAGCGGCTGGAACACATTCGAAGAAAGGATAAAGATGAAAGCACTCGTGGAAATCGTCCTGATTTGGGGCATTGTCCTGGCATTGGTTTTAGCAGCGTTTCTGCTGAACTTCTGGCTGGTGCATCACATTGAGCTTTTGGTCGGAGCTAAGGCGACATGGTACATCATTGGTGTTGGCGCTCTGATGGCAACCATCTGGATTTTCGGTGTTGGTAAAAAGGCATGACGCTGGAAGATGCAATGAAAGCCAGGTACTTCAACATCAACGACCTTAGCCGTAGATCGGGGGTATCAAGGCCGACGATTTACAGCATTTTGGGCAAGCGAAAGAAGCAGAAAAGTTCCGTTCGGGTCGATACGCTTCTAAAAATCGCAAAGGCGTTGAATGCAAAAATAGTCATCAACGAGAAAAAGACGAACGGATTCGACATTATTTTGAAAGAGGTGAAGAGAGATGAAAACAGTTAAAGGCACGGTGCTGTGCTGTATGAGCATTTCGCTTGCTATTGTAGCTCTTGGGTGTGGAAACGCCATTGAAGGTGCTGCGGGCGGATGGGCGATGCTTGGATACGCGTTCCTTGCTCTGGCGATGCTTTTTGCAGCTCTTATTTTGGCCGCAATTGGCGTAAGCGCCGAAAACGAGCGCATGGAGCAAGAGAGCCGGAAAATCAAGCGCATCCCACATCACACAAACGAGTGGAGGGATGCCAAGTGAAGTGCCCGATGTGCGGACAAGAAAGTGTTACGACTGTAGACACCAGGAACGAGGATGATTGTATCATCCGTAGAAAGCGCTGTCTGAACAAGGAGTGCGATTACCGGTGGTCTACCATTGAAATTGACACAAGCCAGTGGTACTCAGCTCTTCAAATCCAAGAGCACAGAAAGCAGAGAGGACGGCCCAGAAAGAATGATTAGCGTGAGCTTAGATAGATTCGGTGGTGTGACCGAGCCGGAGGACGGCGTGTACTTCCTAACCCGTGAGCAGGAAGCAGAAGCCAAAGAAGCTGACCGTCTGGCTGAAATCGAGGACTTGCAGTCTGAAATCGAGGACAGGGAAGCAGAGCTGAAAGACCTCCGTGCACAGTTGGCAGAACTGATGGCTGGTTGATTTTGTACAGCCAAGTTAAGCCGAAGCAAGAACAATGAAGCCTAATGAAGCCGAAGAAAGGAAAGAAAATGGCAGTATTAGTAATGGTCTACGGTCACTCCGGTAGCGGTAAGTCCGCTTCGCTTCGGAACTTTGACCCGGAACAGATTGCGGTTATCAACGTGCTTGGCAAGCCGCTTCCGTTCCGCAGCAACATGAAAACCTATATCACCAACGACTACGGCAAGATTGACGCCGCAATCCACAGCACCAAGCGTAAGTCCATCGTCATTGACGATGCCACCTATCTTATGACTGGCGAGTTTATGCGGAACGCAAAGGTCGCCGGATACCAGAAGTTTACCGACATGGCAGCCAACTTTAACGCTTTGCTGATGCGGGCGAAGGAACTGCCGGACGATGTGGTGGTCTACTTCTTCGGGCACAGCGAGCGTGACGGAGACGGTGGCGAGAAGTTCAAGACCATCGGCAAGCTGCTGGACGAGAAGGTCTGTGTGGAAGGGTACTTCACCATCGTTCTGAAAACCGTTGTGCAGGATGGGCGATACCTGTTCAGCACCCGCAATGATGGGATGGACACCGTGAAAACCCCACTTGGGATGTTCAACGATGCGCTGATCGAGAACGACCTCGCCGCCGTAGACAAGACCATCCGTGAGTATTACAACATCCCGGTTCAGCCGGATAACAAAGGAGAGTAACAGATGAAAAACATCAACTGGAATGACGTGCAGGAAGCAACCGAACGCCGCGACCTGCCTGTTGGCGGCTATGTTGCCGGTATCTGCAAGGCAACGGATGAACCCGCAAAGGAACGTCTGAACATCGAGTGGGAAGTCGCAGAGGGCGAGTTCAAGGGTTACTGGCGTGAGCAGACCGCTTCCCTTATCGAGCGCGGAAAGCTGAATCCGGGCGAATGGGCATGGGGTGGCAAGACCATCAAGAGTTACAAGGAAAAGGCGCTGCCGTTCTTCAAGGGCTTCATCACCGCTGTGGAGCAGTCCAATCCCGGTTACAAGTTTAACAACGATGAAAAGACTCTGCGTGGCAAGCTGGTCGGCGTGGTTCTCCGTGAGGAAGAGTACATGGGCAACGATGGCAACATCAAGACGAAGCTTGTCGTTGACCGCTTTACCAGCGTGGACAAGATTCGTTCCGGCGACTATGAGGTCAGACCGAAGAAAACGCTGGCTACCGGGTCTGGCTCTGCGCCTGACAATGGCGATTTCGCCGTGATTGAGGGCAACGCGGATGATTTACCTTTCTGAAAATAGCGAATTAACGTAATATTTAGAGAAAGCGAGATAAAAGAATGAAACTGATTCGGACTACCAATGGGTGCTACCTCAACGCAGATGCAATTACGAGAATTATTTTTCCCAAGCTAAAAGAAGATTTCTCGTCTTGCATTACGGTCAAAATGAGCGATTGCGAAAATAAACTTTTCTGCATTGGCGAATACAACGGAGAGTGCGTTGATGACGTTTTAGACAGATGCCGAGCAAGGGAAGTTCTTCTCGATTTTCTCGCAAGTAGTAACGACGGAACACTGGATATTAGCGACAATATATGCTTGAAAGAAGAATTGAAAAGATTCCCACAAGCAGACTGACCGCCTACCTTATATAAGAGCTGCGCTATCTGGCTGGACGGGCGTTTGGAAAGATGAAACACTTGGGCGATATCACAAAGATTCACGGCGACAAGATAGAGCCTGTGGATTGTATCACGTTCGGAAGTCCGTGCCAGGACTTGTCTATTGCAGGACGCAGAGCAGGACTTGCCGGAGAACGCTCCGGGTTGTTCATGGAAGCGGTTCGGATCATAAAAGAAATGAGGTCAAGCACAAATGGACTGTATCCAACTTTCGCTGTTTGGGAAAACGTACCCGGAGCATTCAGTTCCAATGGAGGAGAAGATTTCAGAGCCGTGCTGGAAGAACTTGCCCGCGTGGAACAGCCAGACGCTTCAATTCCTAGACCTTCGGGTAGAGGGGGCAAATGGAGCAAAGCCGGAGCAATCGCCGGAAACGGATGGTCTTTGGCTTGGAGACAGCTCGACAGTCAATATTTCGGAGTGGCCCAGCGTAGAAAACGTATCGCTCTTATCATCGACCTTGGAGGCCAGCGCGCCGGAGAAATATTATTTGAGCGCACGAGCCTGTCAGGGCATCCTGACGAGAGCGTCAAGGCGTGGAAAGAAGTTGCCGGACTTGCTGCAAATGGCCCTGCTGGAAATGATCGAGTGGTGGCAGAGGGGGGGGCGGAACGCATATACCCTGAAAATTAGAGGGGGATGTGCAGGCGGCGGCAAGATGGATGTGTCGTATGACGTGGTGGGAACATTGAGGGCCAATGCAAAAGGCCACGACCCGATCGTGTTTGATGCCTTGCCGTTCGACACCACGCAATTAACGAGTCCGCAAAACGGGAGCAACCCGCACTGGGGCGACCCGTGCCATCCTCTGGCGGCCAGCGCACATACGCCGTCCGCTGTCGTGAAAGTGTTTGACGCACGAGGAAACGGCGACGGCCAGATAGTGCCGACGATCACAGGCGACCACGAAAACAGAATCACGGATTACACGGCTATCGCTATCGAACGCAAGACCTTCAACGAACAGTTGTTCAGTGGCTACAAAGAAAGCGACAAATGCTCAACCTTGAAAGCGAAAGCAGGAAACATCGGCAATGGTAGCGAAATCCTAGTCGTAGAGAAAACCTCTATTGCGGTCGATGGGTATAACGGAGCTGTTACAGGAGAAAAAACAGCAACGCTTACCTGTAAGAACGATGGGTCAAGTTCTGGGCCGTTAATTGCGGAAAAAACCATCCATTGGATTGTTCGCCGCTTGACACCTGTTGAATGCGAACGGCTGCAAGGCTACCCTGACGATTACACCAACATTGGTGATTGGACGGATAGCAAAGGCAAGAAACACAAATACGCTGACAGCCCAAGATACAAGGCTCTTGGCAACTCAATCGCTTTGCCGCAATGGTTTTGGCTGGTGCAGAAGATGCGCCCTTACCTGAAAGAAAAGCCTACGCTGGGTAGCCTGTTCGATGGTCTGGGCGGTTTTCCTCTGGTCTGGCAAAGAGCATACAGCGAGGGAACCGCACGGTGGGCAAGTGAAATTGAAGAGTTCCCGATGGCTGTAACAAAAAGGAGATTTGGCGAAGAATGATTACTTGTTGTCTCAACTGCACATCACGCCACCAAGCCTGCCACGACACTTGCGAGAAGTACAAAGCAGAAAAGAAAGACTTCGAGGAACGCAAGGCATTCGTGTATGAGCTGAACCATAGCCAGAGCGTGTACCACCGTGATTATGAGGACAAGCACCGGGAACGTGGCAAGAAACGGTTTCTCGGAAGCGAATTTAGAGGCGAACGAGGATGAATAAAAGAAAGTATAAGCCGGGCGGTTACATCATTTCACTTGATGACTTAATGAAGCAGGAGTTTGTTTACTGCGCCGGAAAACTTGTTCACAAAGGCTGGTTCGGTAGCTGGCAACTGCGATATGCAAATAGCGAACTTGCTCGACTGCGTATCAGAGAAGCCAAAAAAATCAAGGACAACGCATGAACACCGGCAAGCAGTTTGAAGCAGACTTCAAAGCATCCGTCCCATCCGATGCGTGGTGCTACCGTCTGAGAGACAGTGCTACCACCTACTACGGCGGCAACGAGAACCTGTCCTTTTCCATCGACAACATCTGCGACTTCCTTGTGTACCGATACCCAATGAACCACCTGTTCGAACTGAAAACCATCGAAACGCCCTCTATCCCTCTTGAAAAGGTATTCGGCAAGTACGACAAGGCAAAGTGCAAATACCGCAAGGAAAAGCACATCACTGACATGGTGGATGCGATGGGATACGGCGGTCAGACCGCCCATGTGATAGTCAATTACAGGGCGGTCAACCGCACCTTTGCAATCCCTGCCAGCAAGGTTCTAGCGTTCCGTTACAACGAGAGCCGGAAGAGCATCCCTTGGCAGTGGGCAGAGCAAGAGGGGATAGAGGTCAAAGCAAAAAGACTGCGTGTCCATTGGAGGTATGACGTGGACGGGCTGCTAAAGAGATTGGAGAAAGAACATGAAAAAATGGACTAAAGAACTTCTGGAAGAAAGTGGCTATGAAATCGAAAACACGCAAATTGAAAGCGTTCGACTTACTATGGCAGGCCACGGAGTTTTAATTTCCGATTCAGTGCTTAATGCTCGTGGATGGGGCGCTTGCCATGGTGGGGATGTTCTCGGCAAGGGGCATCTTGGAAGCAAAGACTTTGAGGGATACGGCTCTGGCATAGAAGCAATTATGCGAATCATGGACACGGTTGGCGTTGAGGAATACGGTCAAATGAAAGGCAAGTATGTTCGTGTTGCCACAAAAGGTCTTGGAAGTTCTGTGAGAATCATCGGAAATATTTTGGACGATAAGTGGTTTGATTACGAATCTTTCTTTGCAGATAAAAAGGATGAAGAAAATGACAATGGTATGTGATCGGTGCGGTGAAACATTTGAATATCCAGAGTTCTCCATAAGTGAGCGGACACAAAGAGTGGAAAACAATTCTATTTGCAGGTGCATTACAAAGAAAAATAGGAAAATTTTTATCTATTCAGATGACCCGTTTTTTCTTTGCCCCTCTTGCATGGCAAAGCTGAACGACTGGCTGAAAGGAGAGCAGGAACGACAAGCAAAATGGATTTACGACCATGAAAGTAACTCAATCGAGTGTGACAAGTGCAGAGCAGAATACAAACTCTCACCGTATGAACGTGTATCGGATTTTGATTATTGCCCTAACTGTGGCGCAAAGATGGAAGGGATAAAAGAATGAGTAAGAAAGTTTCAGACATTCTGCCCAAGACGGAAATCTTGGCACAGCTGGCAGAAGAAGCATCTGAGTTGGCACAGGCTGCGTTAAAGCTGCGCCGAGCATTGGACGGCACGAACCCGACACCGAAGAGCGTAGAGGAATGCCGAAAGGCGTTTGAAGAGGAATACGCAGACGTTATGGTGTGCATGGTCGCTCTTAATTTTTCGGATGACAGAAAATCGTATGAGCGAATTGGAATTATTGCAAGCGAAAAATACTACCGTTGGCTCTCTCGCCTTGAAGCAAAGGAGCAGTCGAATGAATAAATTCGGAAACTGCCCCCTGTGCGGCAAACAGGTGGCGGTTTCGTCTATCGCACTTTCCATCTTTATGTATAATGGCTTGTTTTCCGCAGAAATCCCCGAATGGATGAAGTGGGCGTTTGTATTTCTTGGGAGGTAAAAATGGAAATTCGTGGAGAGCATGGCAAGAAGAGAGTTCGTTTTGATTCGCTCAAGGAGGGAGAGCCGTTTTACTACAACGGCGAACTTCTTATGAAGACAAGCGAGGTTACGGACAATTCCGGCTTTTACGGTGGCACTACATATAATTGCGTGTCGCTCCGTCACGGTAGGATTATGGAATGCCATGATGATGCGATGGTTGGCATCGCAAGGGTTCATATCGAAAAGGAGTACTGATGGACAACGAACTTTACTGCCCGATGAAGATGACCAGCAATCCGCTTGGTCGGTGCGTATGCGAGAAAGAAAAGTGCGCATGGTGGCGACAGTTGGACGGTTGCTGCGCAGTCTGGCAGATTGCGTGGAAGCTGGACGGCATCGAAATGAAGATGAAGAGGTGAGAGCGTGAAAAAGCGGATTTACCTTGTTCTCGAAACCGAAGCGGACGAGGATGACAAGAGCATCCTTAACGATATTGAGCAAGAACTTGGGATGGCTACACATTATTTTGAAGCCTGCTCTTATAGCGAAATCGGGTTTGAGGGCTTGTGGAGAAGCACATTCGAACAACCACCTAAAAAAGGAGATGCAGATGAAAACGGCTATGTAATGGCGATTGCTGGGCCGATCACAAAGTCCAAATGCGTAGGTTATCCATATAAGTGGTTGTGGAATGAGGTTGCAAAGCATCCATACGCATACCCTGTTTGGAAGCCTATCAAGGAGGTCTGATACATGGCAACACCTCCGAAGCGTGGTCGTGGCAGACCGCCGCTGACCGAAGCTGAAAAGAAAAAGCGTGAGAAGCGGGCGCAAAAGGCGAAAGAAGAAGCCGCTGCGAAGCGTGAGAAAGAACGTGAGAAGAAGAAACAACAGATGCTTAATAAGCGGAAATCTATCCGCTCACAGGTGAGTAAAAAGGTGAAAGAACAACAGGAGTTAGCGATCACGAGGTCTAAGATGCTGAACACAGGCGATTTGCAGTCGAGAATCGGTGATGAAGAGGACAAGAAGGTTATCGGTATGATTGCAGCTAAGTATTTTGGCGACCTTCCGAGCGTGGACATGAACAACCCGATTGAAGTGCAGCAACGCCTTGACTTCTTCTTTGACACTTGCATTGAAGCCAGAATCTCCCCTGTGGTGGAATGGATTGCACTGGTGCTGGGCATCGAATGGGTGAGCCTAAAGCAGATTATGGCGGGCAAACGCCGTGACGATAGCTTGCAGCAGAAGTACATCTTGAAGCTGATTCTGCAAATGCAGTCCATGTGGGCGTACAACGGTATGTACGGTCAGGAGAACCCGGCAGAATGGATTTTTCGAGCCAAGAACTACTTTGGTATGCGTGACAACGTGGAAGTCACCGTTGCACCGCCTGAGCAGCCGTTGGGTGATGCCCAGAGCGCAGAACAGTTGGCTCAGAAGTACCAGACGGCTTTGCCAAAAGGGATTGACGTAGAGTACAGAGAGGTGACGAAAAATGAAACAACGGTTGGTTGACTTCTCAGACCCGATTCTTTCAGCGGTGCTGTTTATCTTGCTTAAAGACCGTACTACCGGCAAAAACATCATCTGGGCAACAGAGCCACCGCCTGAACTGGGCGCAGGCTTTGCGGATGAAATCACGTTAGAACAAATCAAGAAGTGCCCACCAGTGCCAAGAGTTCTCAAGCGTCTGGATGAGCAGAAGCAAAGAACCAAAGCAAAAGCAGAGGTTTTCACTCCTTCTTTGGTCTGCGAAAAGATGATAGACATGGGCGAAGAAAACGGTGCGATGCCCGATATGAAGAAAGAGCCTATCAAGTACATCCATTCGACAGTTCTTGAAATCACCTGCGGAGAAGCACCATTCCTTGTGAACCGATACGACACGGTAACAGGAAAAAAGATTCCAGTACCAAGACGGAAAGGACTATTTGACCGAAAACTGAAATGTGCAAACAACTGGTTTGATTGGAATGTCTGGACATGGCACGATGTGGCAGAGGACGCAGCGACGACTACATACGGCTATGAGTGGCAGGGTGACAGTCTGTTACTTGCAAGAGCAAATATGCTCATGACATGGCGAGAGAACTTTAAGTGGCTGTTTGGCATAGAGCCTGACGCTGGGAAGGTTCGCGAGATGGCTGCTATCATCTCATGGAACATCTGGCAGATGGACGGGCTGAAAAAGACCGTGCCCGGCACGGACATTCCGTGCAAAATCAAAGACTGGAAAAGCTACAAAGAAATTCTGTTCAAGGATGTTGGGGAGGGAAAATAAGCAATGGTTGTTTTTGTTACGAAAAGAGAGTTAGAGGACGAAGATTGGAAAACACATATTGCTCAAGGTAAAGAGAGGATTCCAGCCGGAGCAAAAGTAGAACTTGTCAAGAGAATCGAAAATCTTTATGGAACGTATTACCTTTGCAACTACAAAGGTAAAAACTATTATCTTGACCCTCGCGACTTAAAATTGGAAGAGGAGTATTTTGACTAATGCAAACTGACAGAGGAATCTACCACAAGCGAGTATGTGACCGCTGCGGAGCGGTTCTTGGCGGTAGGATGATAAACCCTGACGAATACTTCAAGGACTGGGCGTGGCGCAGAGACACAGGCGACCTTTGCCCGGAGTGCTTTGCGGAGTATAAGCGAGTGATCGGTCGGTTCAATAGGGGAAAGAGAGGGCAGAGAAGATGAAAAAGTGTGCTTTTTACAGATGCAAACAGTGCTTTGCAACCATGACGGACGAAGGCGATGTCAGAATCGACAAAGACATTGTTGATTGGATGTTTGAAAACGAAATGGAAGAAAGCAAAATTGGATTTATCGCAAAATTCAAAATAAGCGATAAAGTCCTCATTCATCGTTGCAACAATAACACTGTTGGTTTATGCGAATTTATCGGATGGAAGGAGATAGAGGAATGAACTTCTACTGCACCACCGAACACTGCTCTTGCATGGGCATCAAGCAGTTCTCCGCTGGCAAGGCTATCCGATGCACAGCAGAATCCTGTGAGAACAAATCTGAGCCGTCCTGCGGTTCTTGCAAATGGTACGCAGAGCCGGAGGGCGTGTGTGTGAACGACCAATCAGAACACGTTGCAGACTTCGTGTGGGACGAACGTGGATGCAAGGAATGGGAGAAAAAAGAAAATGAGTAATATTGGAAATGCGTTGATTGTGGTTTTAGCTTCTTTTCTGGTTGGAACATTTATATGTTGGGTGGCATATCTCATTGAAAAAATTTTGATATGGGATATATTTTTGAACGAAATTTCCGATGAAAAGATAAAGGTTCTTGCGGATGCAATTCTCCACATTTTTACTTTTTTGATTGGATTTGCGGTCTTATATGCGGCGTACAAGGCGGGAATATAAAAATGGCTAACACACTCTGGCATCCAGCAAGCGAACCGCCACGAGAACGGACGCAGCCTTTGTTGCTTGCGACTAAAACAGCGTGGCGTGATAAAGATGGAAAAATGTTGCAAGGATTCTCGCCGACAGCGTACTTTCTTGGCTGTTACGCAGACGGTCAGTTCTGGGACGAGATAGGCGAGAGACTGCCGAAAGATGTGACGGTGACGCATTGGATGGCGTTTCCGATGGTATAGGAGGACAATATGAGCGAAAGCAAAGTGATTTGGCACTCCATTGAAAAAGAAGGGCTTCCACCTAGCGATTGCGATGCGGTGCTTGTTTCTATGCAAACCCTTATTGGAGACAAACCAGAAGTATTTGAGGCGGTTTGGAATGGTCGATGCTGGACTGATACCTACGAAGGCTACTACAATTTCGAGAAAAGCGAGTTTGGCGAAAAGTACGCACAAGTGACGCACTGGGCGTATATGCCAGAACCACCAAAGGAGGCTTGAGTATGACGAACAAAAAGTTTGGCATCATCGTTATGGACTTGAGCCTTTTTGATTTCGGGCCGAAGCCGCCTTGCGGGTGCATCAAGTCAAAACATATCCGCCCAGTATACGGAAAAGGCGCAAGGCCTGTCAAGGTGCATAAGAGAATCACGAGAACGAGAGAGGGATTTAGAAAGTGAAAAAGCTTAAATTTCCTGAAGATTTCTTTGCATACGAAAACCCGGACTGCCCCGACAAGGACATTGAAAAAGCCGTGAACAGGATGAAGAACTGGATGAAGGGCGAGACCTACAAGAGCAATCCTTGGTTCTTTATGGCTGCTGGTAACTATCTGATTGTCGGCCTGATTGCTGAGGATGGGCAGAAAACAATCTACGTTGCACGGCAGTATTATGAGATAGTCAATATTCCGGGCGAAGGTTGGCTGCGTGAGTCTGACGCTAAGTGCCTGTTTTAAGGAGAATTAAAGATGGAAGAACTTAAGAGATGTCCGTTCTGCGGTGGAGAAGTGGCTATTGCAGAAACAAGCTATGATTCCGAATTATGGATGTTCGTTACAAGAGGACATGGAAATAATAAGTGCAAGTGTCGAATTTTCATGGAGAGCAGAAGTTATACGCTTGATTCTCCTGAAAGCGAAAAAGCAAAAATCAAAACCGACCTTATCGAAGCATGGAACAAGCGCTACAAAGAGGATTAAGTATGGAGCAGGAACGCAAGCCGAGAACATCAATGATTCTTCTGTTGGAACACGTTCATGCGATGGACGAGCTGACAGACGAGGAATTTGGAGCATTCATCCGCAACTACGCACAGTATGTTGAGATTGGACTTGAGCCAGCATACGACAACGACCGTGCTATGCGGATGCTCTGGAAAGTTGTTAAGGCGTTCGATGATATGAATGCACAGAAAAGGCAGGATCGAATCGAGAAAAATAGACGGAGTGCAAATAAGCGTTGGAACGATGAAAAATGCAAGTGCATACAAACGCATACCAATGATGCAAACGCATACGCTGGTATGCAAAATATGCAAATGGATGCAAACGATGCCTTATCTGTATCTGATTCTGTATCTGAATCTGATAAAAAAGAAAAATGTGAAAAGAAAAATACCAACGAAGTCAAACGCTTCAAAGCTCCGACTATCGAGCAAGCCAAAGAATACTTTGCGGACAAGGGCTACATGGAATCGGAAGCAGAGCGGTTCGTTGACCATTTCACGGCAAATGGCTGGAAGGTTGGCAAATCGCCCATGAAGGACTGGAAAGCTGCTGCACGGAACTGGATGCGTAACGTGAAGGACTGGAACGGCGGCTATCAGCAGACGATGGCTGAATTGCCTGACGAGGGAGACTTTCTGCGGTGAATATTGAAAATCAGACCCAATACATCCTGCTGGGAGCAGTCCTCACGTTCTCTGAGTACGCCGATGTGCTGCAAGACCTTAAAATCGACGATTTCTGCCCTGAATTGCGTGATACATTCGCTGCCATTCTTGGCTATTGGGAGCACAACGACAAGTGGAACCCGGTAGAAGTCATGGGGCGGTACGCTAACTGCAAGAAAGCAATGGGTGAATGCCTGGATGCCTTCGGTGCAGAGTTCATCCGCAACGTCACCCATGACATGATGCTTGGATGGGCTAGAATCGTCAAGGAGCAGGCAGCGTTATCCAGAGCCAGAGAGATTGCGTTCAAAATCGTTGATGGCTCGACCAGATACGCAGACCTTACAGGCATATATGAGCAGCTAGGCGAAGCTATCAACCTGCACAGCGAGAGAAGCGATTTCATCCCGATGTGTGACGGCATAGACAACTACATTCGCAAGCTGGACGATAAGCCAGAGTATATCAGCACAGGACTTAGGGTGCTGGATAACAACTTGCATCTTGTACCGGGAAACTTCGTTGTGATCGGCGGCAGACCCAGCGCAGGTAAAACCGCTCTGTCCCTGCAACTTGCCTGTGAAATAGCAAAAAACGGACGTAAGGTGGCGTATTTCAGCCTAGAGACAGACCCGGACACGCTCTATGCCCGTATTATTGCAAATCAGCTAGGCGTACCACTGCACACGGTCAAAAACAAGACCGTCAGCATTAACGAACTTGACCGGCTGGCAGCCATCAAGAAATATCCGCTGTTCGTGCGCTCTGCCGCTGGTAAGAGCGTTGGGTGGATTAGAACACAGTCCATCAGGATGCAGGCAAAAGTGGTGTTCATCGACTATTTGCAGCTTATCCATCAAGCCGGAGCGAAAGACCGATACAGTGCCGTCACGGAAATCAGTATGGCTCTGCATGAGTTCGCACAGTCCACAGGAACGCTGGTGGTAGCACTTGCACAGCTCAATCGAGAGACAGCAAGAACAGGTATTCCACCGACTGCCGCAGACCTGCGAGAGAGCGGACAGATTGAACAGGACGCAGATGCAATCATCCTGCTGGCACAGAACGTGACCACGAAAAAAAGACCAGAGCAGCATTATCACTTTGCGCTTGAGAAGAACAAAGAGGGCAACGTGGGGTCACTGGACATCACGTTCCAGATGGAGACCCAGCAGTTCAAAGAATGCGTGTGGATGTGAGGTGATAACTTGTGGCAGAAAATATAGGATATTTACAATCTGACAGTTCAAAAAACGGAGATGAACAGTATACTCCAAGCTATGCCGTAAGACCTCTTTTGGAATTTATTCCAAGCAATAAGATTATTTGGTGTCCGTTTGACAAAGAATGGTCTGCGTTTGTTGATGTTTTAGAAAACAATGGGAATAAAGTGATTTATAGCCATATTGACTATGGGCAGAACTTTTTTGATTACGAACCTCAAAAATGGGACATTCTTGTTTCAAATCCGCCGTTTAGCAAAAAAGACGCTGTTCTTCGTAGAGCATACGAGTTAAATAAACCATTTGCATTACTTCTTCCGGCAAATAGCATTCAAGGGAAAACAAGATTTGAGATTTTCAAAAATGACGTTCAAATGCTTTGTTTTGACCAGAGAATAGATTTTATGAATCCAAAACACATGGATAGCCCAGTAAAAGGAACTCCTTTTGGGAGTGCATACTTTTGCCGTGGTTTGCTTCCGACTAGGCTTGAATTGCGCAGATTGGACAAAAAAGCGTATAACATCGCTTCTGCGCTCCAATCCCCACGGTAGAATAGGCAAGAAAAACAGATAACAGGGTCAGGGCGATAAAGTTATCGTCAGAACCCCATAAATATTTTTCGTCAATCAACAAACGGAGGAAAACGATTATGAACATCACTCGACTGGAACAAGAGACCATCGTCAACTTCAATGCAGCGGAAGATACTGCATCGGTTTATACCGCTGACCCGGTGTATATGCGCAAGCTTGACAAGCTGTGCGAGCGGGAGCCTGTGTCGTACAAGCTGGTCAAACAGGACAAGGACGGCAAGTGGTATGAGATGCCCAAGCGACTTGTGCGGTTTGCAACCACAAGAATTATGACGGACGAACAGAAAGAAGCGGCTGCGGAGCGTATGCGCAAGATGCAAGCGGATGGTAGAATCTAATCTCCGCTAAAATCTCCAATCAACAAACGTATCAGAAAGCATGGAATGGTGTCAGGTAGTAAAACTACCCTCTGCGACTATTCCGTGCTTTTTTCGTCTGTTATTTATCGAGAGAAAACGGCAAGGTCTGATTTTGAGTAGAATCCGCCTCGATCGACGGGAGGATTAGACGAAAGCAGAGTGCATGAGACGAAATGGATGCGACTATTGCATACTAGTTGATACGAATCGTACCAGTTGATACGAATGGTATGCGTTGGTATCATGGAATACCAATCTTCCCCCCTTTCTTCCCCCTCTTTCCCCTACAACCCT